TGGCAATTCGTCTTACTCATGTGAGGCAACATGCCACAAACGGTGCGCCGATAAAAGCAAAAAATTTGCCCACAAACCGCTTGACTGTGTGCCCACACCGTGGGACAAGGGATCACACCAAACGGAGCCGACCGATGACCATCTACAACATTATTGACGATTACATCGCTTCCCAGCCGAACCCCGATGAGGCTGATCGCGAAGTCGCGACCATCGTCGCCATCGCCGACGACATCGCCGCGACCGTGAAGCGCATCGGCGAGCTTCACGCCAAGCTCGAACATGCGGTCGGAACGCCGTTCTGCGCATGGTCTACGGCTTCCATGTTCATCGATGCCGTAGACCTGTCCCCCGATGCCGCGCGCGTCCTGCTCGCGGCGGTTGAGCGGCACATTCCCGCGCCGCATCGGATGGCGGCGTGATGCCCGCGCTTACCCTTTACGGATGCTCAGTCGGGTTTTCGTGGATAGACCATGAAGACGTTACCGATGCTCTGTATCTCACCAACTATGGCGACTGTTTGGTTGCGGAAAATATGTTTGACGACACTGCCCGGCGCCCCGTCAATTTTCAAGCGGCATGGGTAGGCTTCTGACCCTCAACGCGGCGCCACCTCGCGCGGGGTGACGCCTTTTGAGAGCCAGACACAGGAGAAAGACAAATGATTAAATTCGACGTCTACAACAGATGGTCAGGAGCCGTGCAGTTCACGGCCGAAATCGATGCCAACGAGAATGCGGCGACATCAATAAAATTGGGTCTTGCCGTAAAGTGGGCGCATAAAGTCGGAGCCCGCCTCGACGGAGCCCGCCTCGACGGAGCCAGCCTCGACGGAGCCAGCCTCGACGGAGCCAGCCTCGACGGAGCCAGCCTCGACGGAGCCAGCCTCGTCGGAGCCCGCCTCGACGGAGCCAGCCTCGACGGAGCCAGCCTCGACGGAGCCAGCCTCGTCGGAGCCAGCCTCGTCGGAGCCCGCCTCGACGGAGCCCGCCTCGACGGAGCCAGCCTCGACGGAGCCAGCCTCGACGGAGCCAGCCTCGACGGAAAAACCGTGGCGGCGTTGTGTGGGCGCGCCACGCGTAATGATGGTTACGAGTTCATCATGTGGCTGTTCGGCGATGGCTCGCACGTCATCAAAGCTGGTTGCCGCACATTCACAGTCGATGAGTTTCGAAATCACGTCTTGCTATCCTATCCAGGCACTCCGAAAGCGACCGAAACCCTGGCGATCATAAACTTTCTCAACGCGCGGCTTTCTGCGGTGATTGGCGAGCGCGCAAAGGCGTTGGAAGCGGTGGGAGGGGCGTGATGAACCGAGAGGCTGTTCAGAAGGTGCGGGATACGATTGCAGCCGCTCCCGCCGAATTTGTCACGATGCAGGTAATCGGGAGGCCCGAATGTGACACCCCCGGCTGCATTGTCGGCTGGACTTACACGGTCAACAAAGATTCCACGGCTAGGGAGTTTTTAGGCTTGGAGGATGCGGCGTTTGACGCTTTGATCGCGCCGTATTGTTACGACTCCGCTGGAGCCTACACGCAAGCCGACGTCATCGCCACGCTAGACCACCTGCTCGAAACCGGCGAGGTCAAGTGGCCTGATGCGTGCCCGAGGGTGGCATCATGACCCCCGCCCGATGGCTCGCCCTCAAAAACTCCGGTCGCTGGTCGGCGGGATGGTCTGTCGTCGCCTGGGTGGCGGCGGTTTTCTATCAGGTGGGAGGGTGGTGATATGAACACGATCATCGTAACCGTGTGGGTGTTCGTGGGAATAAGCGCTGCCCACCCTACAAGTGACATTATGGGGTATGGCGTTTATCTTTGGGAAAACGACTGCCGAGCCGCCCAACGCGAAGAGCCTCCGACCATTTTAACGTCATGCACCAAACGAGTTCTTGTTCTTGATCTTCCCATTGCTCAGAAAAGGCAAAATCCATGAAAGTTTACCGCCCCGGCGACAAGCTGACCCTCCACGCCACCGTCGCCGCAGGCTACCCGAACACCACCAATATTCTGTACGTCCGCATCAACGGTCAGTGCATCAACGTGAGGCCTGAGGACGTGGCGGCGCATGAGGCGCGGGCGGTGCGGGTGGGGGATTGGGTCGAAAATAAACGCGGAATCGGTCCCTACAAAGTGATTGCGATGCATAAGGGTCTTGTTTGGTGCGAAAGCGGCAAAAGCGGCGTAATGAGAGTCTATGCGGTTGACCAACTCACCCCCTGCGAGCCACCCAAATGACCCCCGACCGCTCATCCAACCGCGTCCCCCTCGACCGAGACCTATCCGGCGCGTGCTGGCGGTGCGCCGTGCGCCAGAGCCCTCCGACGCATGTATCCCCAGGCTGGACGGTGATTGGGCTGGCGGTGTCGGCGGGGGGATTGTGGCTCGCGGCCTTGGGCGTCGTGCTGTGGCTGGTTAACACGCTGCCCTGATAAAGAAAAACCCCGACGCCTTGGGGGCTGCGCCGGGGTTCATCAACGGAAACTGGAAGCGGGAGCCGGATTTGAACCGGCGATCTTCAGATTATGAGACTGACGAGAACGGCCAAACTTCTCTATCCCGCGACCGACTTTCTAGGCGACGCCTAGATGAACGTCAACGTGAAATTGTCGGTCAGCGGCGTCGGCGTGGTCGAATCAGTCACCGTGCCAGATCCGGAGCCGGTCGCGTAGGTCCCACTGATGTCGCCTGTCGCGTCCATGGTCAGACCGGCCGGAACGACGGGATCGGTGACGGTGTACGGCGCGACGCCGCCGGAGAACGAAAGCGCCTCGGAGAATGCGCTGCCAGGCGTGCTGGTGAAGGTCGTGGGCGTGACGGTGATCGAGCCGGAACCCGAGCCGCCGCCCGTCAGGCGGGTGGTCAGTGTGCCGAGCTGGGCGGTAATCGTACCGAATTGCGACGTCGCGGCATCCACGGCCGATTGCGCGGCAGTGTCGTTGTTCGCCTCGATCGCGGTGGCAAGCGCAGCGGTCGCCGTGGTGAGGGCGGCGACGCCCGAAGTGAGAGCGGCGGTGTTTACGGACATGGTGTCGATAGCCTTTATGAGCTGGTGAATGTGGGCGGGGTCGAAGTCCATGATCAATTATCGCGCCGGATCATGACGGTTACAATCGCTCGGCGACAAAATGATGGACATGCGCGGTTCCGGTTTTAGGGGGAATGCGCGGGGAGGAAGATCGTTGCGGGCCTAATGATTCGTTGGCTGGGCGTCATTTACCGCGCTCCCCCGTGTGTGGTCTCAATCCTGTGAATCCGGGCCGCACATCTGCTGTATGATCACGGCACGTTCCTGGGTGTCGGTCACGCCGCGCAGCATCTCGACGCACTTGACCTCATGGAGCGAGCGGCCGGTGCTTTTGATGCGTGAGTTGAGATCGCCGAGCGAGCGTGCGGTGTAGGCGGCGTCGGACTGAATCGTGTCGAGCGTGTGGACGCTGTCGGCCCCGTATTTCAAAACCGTCCCGCCAAACACGAGCCCGGCGATGATCGCGCCGACCATCGTCCAGCGGGTCGATGCGGCCTTGGCCGCCGCGTCGCTCTGACGACTGGAAACGTCGTCGAATCGCGCATCCATGCACGCGTGCATCCAGTCGAGTTGCTCCGGCTGGGTCATGTCCTCTTTCGGCCTGGCCCTCATCTTACACTCTTTATGGAGCGCTCGTCACACGATTCGACGTGGCTCATGAACTGTTGCGCGAGCATTTCAAGCGTCCAATCAGACGGTTCCGCCCCGTCGCTCGCATGAACGTCTGACACGTTATTCCTGTTGCCTCTCATCTCGCCTAGACCTCATTGCCAACTCGTAGGGCTCCCGGCGCTTAATTGTGCCCGTAGCATGGAGAGGAATTATTAAACCCGTTGGTTGATGCGTCGCCCGAAGGACCAAGAAGACTCTTGTTTCCGCTGAACGACACATTTCCGGTCCCCGTTGGGTTGGAAATGGTAGCGAAACAATAAGCAGCCCCGGTTGGGTCGAGCCAGTTATTGTTGACAGTGACAACACCAAAGTTGTTGTACGAGAAACTCACCCCCGCAATAGAATATGTGCGGTACGGCGCAACGTTTGGGTTTACGTTTACAACAAACACATTGTTTGACTCGTCACCCGTAAACGTGACGCCTCCTCCGCTTCCAACGCCGCCCCCGCTTAGATAAAAGTTTGCTTCACCGGAATTGACATAGGAGGTTTGAAGGAACGTATTAAACTCGGTATTAACAATTACCGACCCGGCGCAAGCAGTTCCGTACTCTTTAAACTCTCCGTGTTCTTGTAGGCCCTGACTGCCCGTTTGATAAACAAGACCCTCAACATAGTTATACTGAATGGTATTCGTCGAGCCGTTTCCGTTGCAGTTTTGCTGAAGTCCGCGACCCGGCTGATGGATGAACGCATTATACTGGACCGTTTCATTGCCGTCCGGATAGTCTTCCATGAAGTGATTATCGACGGGCGCGGTCCCGTTGTAGCCAAGAGACGCAGCGAACGTCTGCGAGCACAACTGGTATTCCTGGCTCGACGTGGAGACGTTGTCGGCCCCGCAGCCATAGTCCGTGTTGTGGGAGAACACCCGGGGGTAAGCCGTCGACCCATTGACCATGTCTATCTGGAATGCGGATCCCGCGCTTTCCGCGCCATGGTAATAGTTGCAGTTTGGACCATTCAAGAAGAGGTTGTCCTGGATCGTGATGGACGCCCACGCGTTGTCCTTGATCACCAGGCCCACGCAGTCGGGCGCGGTCTGGGTTCCGTACGTGCCATACCAACGATAGCCTTGGATGATCGGCCCAACGGCGCCCGGCGCGTTGTTGGTGCAGACGACCGCCGGACCGAGATTGGACGCGAGCGTGGAGGTCGCGAAGAACTGACAGTCGGCGTTTGCGCCGTCGGGATTGGCGAGCGCGTCCGTCCCGATCGTCGCGGGATCCTTGAGCGATGACACGGGCAGGTAGCTCCGGGGGAGGCCCACCGCGTAATCGACGCCGGCGACGTTCCACGGAGGCCGCACCGTGTATGCCGCGGGCTGTTTGACCGTGATGCCCGGCAACACCAGCCCGTAAGACTGGTTCGCGTAACCGGTGAAGAAGTTCGGCTGCTGATACGAGCCCGCCAACGGGTTGGGACACCCGTCGCCCAGACCCGCGCCCTGAACGCAGGGCGTATATCCATGCGTCCAGGCCGCCGCGTGTGAAGCGAGGACGATCGCGATCAAAACCAGGAACGCCCTCATGGGAACAGCCCCATCATGTTGCCCGCCTTGATTCCTGTACTGATCGTGTAGACGCCGCCTATGACGCCCTGGCCCCCCGAGCCGCTCGCGCCGCCGGTGGATGCGCTTTCGCCGCCGCCCGCGCCGCCCGCGCCATAGGTTCCGCCGTTACCGCCGCCGCCGGCCGTGCCGCCGCTGACGAAACCGCCGCCGCCGCCGCCGCCGCACGCTCCCACGGTTGAACCGTCCAGCTGGGTGTCGCAGCCGCCTGCGCCGCCGTTGGGCGCGGAGGAGTCAGCGCCCGCGCCGCCGCCGCCCGCTCCGAGCGATCCCGCTCCAGCCGCGACCGATGCCGTACCCGCCGATCCCGACCCTGTCCCGGCCGTTCCCTGGCCGCCAGACCCCCCGCTCACGGTGCTCCCCGAATTGTTGCCCGGCGTGGCCGATCCTCCGTCGGAACCGCCCCCGCCGCTGCCCTGGTGCCCGGCGGACGTGCCGCCGCCCTGGCCGATGCCGACTGGCCCAGAGCCGCCCGCGCCGCCCGCGCCGCCCTGGTTGGTCCCGGTCTGTCCAGCCGCGCCGACTTTGCCCGCCGTCTTCACGGTCCCGACGGCCCCCGTCGTCGACGCCGCCGCGCCCGCCGTCGTGCCGCTGGCGTTGCCGCCGCAGTTGGCTTCCGCGACGATCACGCCGGTGTCATCTTTCAGGAAGGTCGGGTTTCCCGACCCTCCCGCGCCGATCTGGACGGTGAGCGCGTCGCTGGCGTGAAAGTGCGTGAGACTGGTCGCGCTGGAATAACCGCCCGATCCGCCGCCCGCGCCGCCGGATGTGTTCGCCAAGCCGGCCGACCCATTGCCACCGCACCCGATGACGCCGAGCGAGACCCAACCGCCGAAGTTGGACGGCAGCGCGCATGACGTTCCCGACGTGCAGGACCACGGCGCGGTCGTGGCGTCGGCATGGCCGACGACGCCGGCGGCTGAAAACCACGCGCTCGCGGCGAGGATCGAGGCTAGGTGGCGCATCATTTGTAATGGAAGTTCACGATGTACATCGACGCAGCCGGCACGGTGGTGTCTGTGTCGGCGAGGCCGCCGGTGATGCACCCCGTGATCGCCACAGAGTACGCGTCGCCCACCGTGATTGCCCGAATGATCCCTCCACCCGTCGTGCCGGGAGCCGGCACCATTATGCGGTCGACCGGCGTTCCCGAGCCGCAGGTCACGCCAGATTGCGCGGCGTTGTAGAGCTTGACGAACACGGGCGAGCCCGTGGAGATCGAATAACCGTCGATCAGGTAGAGCGTGCCTGGGCTCGCGTCGATCACGAACGATGTCGTGTTGGCTGCCACGATCACCGATTTGACGTTGCCGCCGCCCGTCGATGCCGCCTGAGGGGGGGCATTGACGTTGAGATGTCCGCTCGCGTCCGTCGACAGCGTGTGGATATTGGTCCCGTCCCAGCCGCCCACGCGAAGCGGATATGCGATGGCGGGCTGTCCATCGGCGGCGATTCCCTCGACTCCGCCGATCAGCTGTCCATGCGTGGTCTGTACGGGAATGGGCGCTTGAGACGCGAGCACCTGCGCCTTGGCGATGGCGATCTCTGACCCCGGTCCCGTGCCGCCCCATGCCGCGTCACTCTGGCAGCCCAGGGAGTAGATGGCGCAATCCACGAAAGAGCCCGCGGCCGAGCTGACGGGCTGCGTCGACGGAAAGTTCGTGACGTGCGCCAGCGCGCCGCCATCTCCATTCAGGCTCGGCTGGCGCGCGTATATTAGCCCCAAATCGTATGTGACGGTGTTAACGCCGGGAGATGGGCCACAGCCAACGTCGACGATGGCGCATGTCACGATCGCGCCCGACGCCGCTTTCGTCGCGACAGCCCCCTGATCGCTGGCGATGACGACGGAAACCGAGGTGCCCGATGTCTGAGAGCCGAGCGGGCCGGTGATTGCGCCCCCGCCACCCCCCGCAGCGGTATAGAAACTGGTGCCGTCCGTCAGCCTCGCAGGCGTATAGCATTGCGGTTTGGTTGGATCGCTACAGGGGGGCGTTTGGGCCACCGCCGCACCAGTCACCCCCAACGCGAGCAGGAGGCCAAGAGTAACGCGCTTCATCTTCATGCGGCCAAAACCTGAGTGGGGTTGATTGCCAAAGGGAACCCTGGCGTTCCCGCGATTTTGGGTTGCCCGGTGGTTGCGTAGCTTTTGTAGGCTATCCCGGAGTTTCGTAAAGAGCCGTCTGGATTGAGCAAGGAGACATTGCCGCCGTTTTCTTGCGTTTGCCCGGCGTCGCACCACCAAAAGATGTATGGCAGTCCAAGCCACTGTGAGCCCATCATCTTTGCAATGACATCGTAGGCGCTCATCGAGTAAATGCCGATCTCGCCGGCCACCAGCGGCTTTGGGCTAAGCGTGTTCATGTATTGCATGATGAGGCCGACGGATTCGGTGATGATCTCGTAAAGGTGGCCGTTGTTGTAGGTCGTTCCGCTCTGCCCCAGCCCCGCGAGAATCTGGTTGACTTTCTGAATGCGCTGGAGCCTCCCCCCCGAGAGGGAGGCTGTGGACATCATCGCCGGGGGCACATCTTGCGGGATGGAGACCTGATACCGGCCGCGCCCGCCGGAATTGCCGTCGATTTGCGCGATGATTTGCTGGCTCATCGGCGGGTAGTACATGCCCATCGACACGCCGGGACCGAACAGGTTGGAACTCGCGCCCGTGCCTGGGCTGATGGAGCCGGTCAGCACGTCAGTCACCGTCAAGATGTCGTCGGATATGGAGCCGCAGAACAGGGCGTCGCCCAAAAGTCCGAGCGGGTTCGCGCTCGTCGGAAGATCGCCGGCAAAGTCGAACTGTCCCAGGCTCTTGCTGAACGTCATCTCGACAAACGCGTCGGCCTGCGCTCGCGAGTAAGCCGTCCCGATCGTGTAAAACAGCCAGAACCATGTCGCGAGCTGAAGGCCATTAGCGGTGGTGCCGCTGTCCATGGACGGGATGCCGAACTGCTGGGCTACGTCGGCGACGATGCCCAGTTTTTGCAAATACTGCGGGATCGTCGAGCTGTCGCCGCTATGCTGTGGCGGCGGCCCCGGATTGGAAATCTGGTTGTTGCCGTCTTCCTCGTTTTCGCATCCCAGGCCGATCGGCCCCGCGCCCGTGAGTAGCATCTGCTCAACGGTGAATACGATCTGATTTCGCCACGTGGCGGTCGAGGTAAGAATCGGGCCAACCCCGTCTGACGATGGGCCGTCCACGTTGAAAAGCTGCGCCCAGTAAGGGATTCCCGCCGCCTGCAACTGGGGGATCTGCTGAAACCGATTGGTGCCGGCGTGGATGTAGAATGCGGTTGGCGTGTCGAACGTGATGCTGGGCGAGGGCGCGGACGCTGTGCCGACGACGGTAGCGATCACCTCGTCAGGCCAGGCGGGACCGTAGAACAAGTCCCCCACACTCACGCCATTGATGCCCGCGACATACACTTGCGCGGAGCCCGCGTTGGTATTCTGGTTCGCCAGAAAAACTGTCCCTTGGGTCATGTTATAAAACGGCGTCAGGATTGGCACGCGCGTCAGAAAGGCGCTCGCGCTGATCGCGGCCACGGTGTCGGCGGGGTTGTTATTGACGCAGCCGCCTTCGCACTGGACGCCGAAAATCATAGGAAGCCGACCTCAAAGCGACAGAGAGCCGAACCTGTCACCAGCGTGAACGGGTCGCCTCCCGTGCTCAGAAAGAAGTTGATGCCCGCGTTGAACGGCCACGGGAGGCCGCCGGTCAGGGTCATGTCCCCGAACGTCCCGTCCGAAGCTATTTTGTAAACCAGGTCGGGAACGACCGGACCATTCACTGGCGGCCCGTTGTTGCTGTGATAATCGATGCCGAGGATGAGCGCGCCGGTCGATATCGAGCCGTACAACTGCCCCCGAAATTTGAACAGCGACCCCGGCCCCGGCTTCGGAACGCAAAACGCCTCGAGGGCGGCAGAGTTGTATGTGTTGTAGGTATAGGCGGCTTGCCCGCTCGGTGCGAGCGTGATGATGCTGTTTGCGACGTAGGGGCCTTGGAGAAAGCTCGCGAACGTCCCGGCGGTGAACGACGCGTAGATCGTCGAGCCTGCCGGCCACGACACCGGAAGCGTGCCCTCTTGCCCGCGCAGGACCGTCAGCACCGCGCCTTGGCGATTGAAGCAGTTGACGATCTCGATCACGGTTCCGGTGGCGTTCGAGATCGTCGCGACGAAGAAGCTCGCGCCCGACACGGCGGCGGGGAAGTTGGTCGCGCCAACGATCGTGATTTGCGTCGATTGCGGCGTGATGTCGGCGGCCAGCGTGCTGACCGCGTTGTTCGCGAAAAGCTGAGTGTTGGTCACGAGAAATACCCTTGATTGGGCGCCGTGCCCGTTGAGCCCGCGCTGAATCCGCTCGGAGACGCCGCGCCGTTCGTGTTGATATATCCGCCATAGGTCGCCAGATAGTAGGCGCCGGTGGATGTGCCGGTGTAGGTTATGCCCTGGGCAAAGATCGTTCCCGGCTCCAATGCCGCCAGAAGAGCCTCGCTGAAGTTCACGTTGGCGCTGAATGTGACCGCCAGGCCCGCGATGTAGACGTTGCCCTGAAGTTTTTGTACAAGCGCGGGGGCCGCCCCGAAAATGTTTACCGCCGTCGACAAGACCAGCGTCCCCGACACGGCCGACTCGGCATGGGCAACAGACGAAGCGTTGAGGGACATAGTGTCGGCCGAAAGCGTGCCGGTTCCATCGGCCAGCAATCCATATGTGCCACCGCCGACCGTGACGTATAACATACTCAGGGAGCCGGCCGAGACGCGTGCGGCAGCCACTCCGGCAGATGCGGCAATAGCCGTGAGCGTGGAGTTGCCGGAATTTCCCTGAAGCGTGACCGAGCCGCCGCCGGTGAACTCTTGCGTCATGCGGAACGGTGCGTAGGTCGTGCCGTTTGCCATCTGAATGGTGATGGCGTTCCCGCCCAAATCGTAGTTCGAGGCGATGTAGGTCAACGCATAATTGATCGTCAGCCATGCCGTGCCCGACGTCAGGCCGTTGTTCGAATTGCTTCCCGCGTTGCAATCCACATAGAACGTGGTGTCGTTCAAAAGCAGGGTTCGCGCCTGCCCGGCCTGCAGAAAATTCGCCATCTGACCGGCGGTCGGCCCGCTGATGACCGTAGTGCCGACCGGCCACGTTGTCGGCGACGTCGTGCCCTCTTGTCGACGCAGGATCGTGAGCACGTCGCCGGAAATGGACGTCGCATAGACGATCTCGGTCGCAAGCGTCGTGGTGTTGAGCAGCGTGACGGCCTGGACGTCTCCGGCTGGGATCGGGCCGAACGTCGCGCCCGTGCCCGTCGAGACCGTCATGACCGTGGCGCCTGTGGCGAGCGCGCTGCCCAGCGTGGTGGCGATGTTGTTGCCGAAGACGAAAAGGGTCATGTCAGCACAACGGACCAGACGATCTGAAAGGGCAACTCCAACACTCCCGCCGCGACCGCCGCCGCAAAGATAATCGCGACCGGGCTGGTAGGCGTCGTGATCGTCGCCGCATAAGGCCCCGTGAACGCGACAGAGATACCATAGGTCTGGTCAATGTTGAAATCGGTTCCGTTCTCGCCAAACAGGAACCGAGCGACACGCCTTTTCAGCCACTTGATGTTGAACTGATGGCCGTCGCCCTTGTAGAACAGCCACGTCAGACACCGCTTATAGATATCGTCCGTCGTGAGCGTGAATGTCGAGTTCACCGGCGGTGTATATCCGTTGTACGAGATCGTATTGTAGATCGCCGTGTTGTACGGCCCGATGGCGGGATAGCCGGGGGAAGGCAGTCCAGGGCGAGGAAAGCCGTATAGGCCATTTGCCACCCAATCAAGCAGCGTTCCCACTATCGTTCCGTTGGTATATATCGGAAGCTCAAGGCCGTTCATGTAGTCTAGGTACGCCTGCGAGTAGGCGTTATACCCGTCCATGAGCGCGACGACATTATCATCGTCGTTATATTCTTCGTAAATATACCCCTTAATGGTGTTTTGTATCGAGGTATTTTGCGGCGGCGGGAAAATCACGGCTTACCCCTGCGTCAGGGTGACGCTGACGCCGGATGGCGGCGTCTGGAAGAAGCTCTCCGGGTCCCCATAAATGAGGCCGGTTCCCGACACTGGCGCGGTATCGACACCGTTGATCGAAACGGTCCACACGAGGCGCGAGACGAACTCGGGCGGGATGATCGGGGTGACGGCCGCCTTGAACGCATCGTTCATCTGAAAGAGATTGATCGGCGCTCCCACGACCAGGCCGTTGATGTAGGACGCGATGGCCGGCGCGGCGAGCTGCTGGACGGCCGACGGTGAAACGATGTTCGGTGAATCGGTGTTCCATGTCCCCTGAACAACGACGTTTTGCTGCGGCGGCACGACAAACGGGATCGTGTAGGTGTCGGGATAGTCGATCAGGTTGACCACGATATTGCGCGCGTTCGGCGTGACCCTGCCGCCCGACACATAGGCCCCAAAGCCGCTCGTGTTGACGCCGAAGGTGAAGGTCTTCGGCGACGTCACGGTCACGGTGTATGGACCGCCGTTCGCGCCCGTCATCCCGACGACACCCGCGATGTAGACGTTGCTCTGGCCCGTGGTCAGCCCGTGGTTCAAATTGGTCATGACGACGCCAAGCGTCGCCTGCGTGATGTTGGTGATGGCGATCGTCGAGCCGACCAGGGCCGCAACGTCGATGCCGGAATTGTAGATCGCCGCCGCCACGGCATAGGGATCACCGCCGCCGACGATGATCTCCCACCCGCCGCCGTTGATCTGCATGGGCGAGATAAGGCGCGTCTGGACGCCGGGAACATTGGCCAGAAGGGTCTTGAGCAGCCGTGGCGTGCCCGTGGCGCTGGCAAGCTGGGCCTGCATGACTTGGGCGCGGTATTCACCTTCCGTCTGCGCCGGGCCGCCCGGAATGCCGGTCGACGGGTTCGTGACAGTCACGGTGTAGCCCGTGGGCGCGGACGTGATCAGCGTCGTGACGCTATTGACCGGAACCGCCCATGTGCCCTGCTGCGTGGCGAGGCAGTAGAGCGGAACGGTCGATCCACCCGATTGAACCACCCCACCATCTTGCACTACGTATTGATACGTACCGTCCGAGACCGTGAAACCCTGCGGAATGAAAAGACCAGCCGAGGGGCTGTTGAAGACGACGTAGACACTCGTGAGGGATTGCGTCCCCTGCTGAACGCCGGTCAGTTGGCCGATCTTGGTCAGCAGCCACGGATTCGAGCCGTCTGGCGTGAGCGAATTGATGAGATCGATCGCGCAGCTATCAAGGAGCGTGATCGCAGGAACCGCCGTCGACAGGAAATCCTCGACGAGCGCGGCGGGGAGATCCGTATAGGTCGGATCCTCCGTCTGGATGTAGGCGAGCAGATTGGCCCGGATCGTCGCGGGCGGCGTGGGAATGGCGCCTGTCGAGCCAACCTGAATGTCGATGCTGATCGTGTCGCTCATACCGGCACGCTCAAATTCATGACGACCCCCGCGTGCGTAACGATGTTGATCGTATAGGTTGGTTGCGCCGCTGGCAAACTCGTGATGATAAGCGAGGCAAAATAGGGCGCGAACTGCCTCTGCGTCTCATTCATGTAGTAGTCGGGGAATATCTGCGTCAGAACCGATTGCTGCGCTGGAATGCCGTAGTTCGAGTAGAACGGGCTCTCGTTGCGGGATAGTTTTAATACTTGAATGAGATTTGTTATGTAAACGTAGTCGTTCGATCCGTCATCAGCCGTCGTGACCTGAACCCACTGATAGGTTCCGTCCTCCGAATATACGCGGCCCCACAACCTCATGTCGTCTCGTCCGTCCAGAGGCCATAGGCGACACCCGCCGCGATGATCGATTGTAGCACGGCCATGGCGTTCGGGTCGCTCACCATGGACAACTCCCCCGTGATCTCCTGCTGCGTCGCGCTCTCGGCGAACACTCCGAACTCATCGGGCTTGACCCGCAGGTTGCCCATGATCTCGACGTCATCGTCCGCAATCGGCGCTGTCCATGCGGTGTTGCCCAACGGTTCGAACGCCAGGGCGCCCAGATTGCCGGGAGGCGTGAAATCCGGGATGCCGGACCCGAGACCGGTCACACCACCCAGGCGCACGTCAGAGGGCACGCACCGCCCCTTGTCGCCCGCCTTGATGGGATATCGGATGTAATCCCAATCCGAAATCGGAACCTCCATCTGAGGAATCGTCCACGGAGTTCCCGTCTGCACCTCGAAATTGACCAGTACGGTTCCCGGCGTCACGACTTTGACCACGGTACAGGGGAGGCTCTTGCCCTGGCGCTGCTGGCGGTCCTGCGCCTTGCCGGCGGCAAAGCCCTGAAGCGAGGCGTTGAGCTGGTTTTTGAGGTGATCGAACATTCAGGACGCCGGGGCTGGGTTTGAGACGCTATCGACGACCGTAATCCAATCGGCGGCGTTCGGCCCGCGCAAATTGCCGACGTGACGGACACGCGTCACGAGAAACACGCCCTGAAACGAGGATTTGTCCTTCGCCTGAAGGGTCTGTTCAGCCGCCGTGGATGTCGTTTGAGCGGGCGGAAACTGGATATATGAGCCCACCGACAGGTCGGCGCGCATGACGAAATAGGTCTGCACGGTGGCGGGTCCAAGCCATGTCGGCTGACCGATCATGTCGTCAAAGTCGATCAGCGTCGGGTTGGATTGCGAATTTCCGCCGCTGTCGACGGTTCCGTCAAAGACGGTGAACGTGGTTCCCGAGAGCGTGATTTTGACGCCGAGGTAGTTCGGATCACTGTTGATGGATTTCGAGGTTTCGTAACAGTAGGCGCTGAATTGCGCCAACGTTTCGACATAGTGCGCGTCTGCCTCCGCTAAAACGAGACTATCGCTGATCCCCACATTGACAGTGTATGACGGAAATGCCGTGAGGAGAGCACTTTCGATCATGTCGCCCATCTTCTGACCCTTGGTCCAGTTGACGACGATGTTGGCGGGGGAGTCCTGCGTCGCCCCCGCGTCCGCATAGACGATGAGATCGAGGGTTTGTTTCGTGTCGGTCCAGTTGCCGAACGCCTGAAACACTTTTCCCTTGAGGATGACGCCGGCCTGAGACGGCTTGGCGAGCGGCAGTCCAGCCGACATGCCCGCCGACAGGGTGACTGTCGCGCCGTTGAAGTTGGACGCCTGGCTGATCGTCGGCAGGCTCACGCCCCAGACCGTGATTTTGGCGTTATCGACCGGATCGTCGAACGTGTAGACCGTCGCGTCGAACTCGATCTGGAGGCCGCCCGGATCGTACTGGCCGCCGATGCTTCCGCCGATGGTCGACGAGTATTGCGCCGATGTGTCGCCTTCGATGAGGAGGTTGTAATATCTCACAAGGCGACGATAGCCGATTTAGGGTTCCACGCAAAATGGCTTGACAGGCGTGTGCGTTTACATACCCCCGGCGTCCCCTAAAGCTATGGCGACACCTCGAACTGGTTCGTTCCCTCTCTGTAGACGCACGTCGAGGCAAAATAGCCCGCCACGAGATTGATGTCATAGCCGACCGGAGAGCCGCTCGTGAGCGCGCGCGAGAGAATGAGCGATCCGGTCAGGGTCGAAAGGTTGAAGTACCAGTCCCGCCGCGACATGTTCCACTTGATGACGACGCCATATTGCTTGCCGTCGAGCGTCGGCGTGAAGCTGAACGGCACGTTTGGTTGCGGCGTGAACGGCGTGTAGGTCGTCATCCCCCGATCCCCGAGTTGGCGCCCTGCTGATTGTTCGCCGGCGGGATGTCGAGGCCGCCCTGTCCACTATCAGGGTCGCTGCCGCTGTTGAGCGGGCCTGTCGACGTCGGCGGATCACCCTGGATTTTCACGCCCGCCGTCGTCTTGGCCATGAGGCTGTTTTGCGCCGTCTGAGCCTGCGCCGACGTGATCAAGGGAAATTCGAACGGCCACTCCCACTCGACCTGCACCTGAGACCCGCCGCCCGAGCCGGTGACGTCGCGCAAGGCTGGCGTCAGAATGCCGTTCGTGTACGTGAACGCCGGCGTGGCGACGGTGAAAACACCTCCGATGGCCATGTGTTGATCGATGGTCGCCTTGAGCGCCGAAAACAGAGGCAGCTTCGACGGATAGCCGCCATTGGTCTGAGCGGGGGCGATCATGCGAAGGCTGACGTGGATCGGCTGAAAGATCACCGCATTGGCCGCCACGTACTGATTGGCGAACGGGTATTTGCCGACTGTGTACTCGCCGAGCGTCCCCCCCGGCATAACCACGAAATGCGCCACGAAGTCGTCGAGGCTGATGTTCTGGTTGGCGGGCTGCAGCAGGCCGTCGCTGAACGCTCCCGGCTGAAGGATCGAGACGATGGGCAGCACGCCGCCGACGCCCGCGATGCCGCCGACCAGAGTTATCGGGCTAATGTCGTAGCTCAATCGAAAGGCTTCGCGACCGTGGCTCATTGCGGCAACTGGCTGGTCTGCACCGACACATGCGCACCGGTCTGGTTGTTGATGTGGACCGTGATCCCCCGAACGTAATCCTGGACGCCCTTGGGCGCGAACCGCATCCAATCCGCGCCATGCTGCTGAACGTCCCGATCAACGTTTCCCTCGCCCCAATTATAGGCCGCAAGAGCCTTGCTGAGATCGTTATGAAATTCCTTCATGAGGTCGGTCATGTAGCGCCCGGCGCCTGCACGCGAGGATGCAGGATCACCCCTAACAACGCCATATTGAGCGGCGGTGCCTGGCATGAACTGATAGTCGCCAAACGCGCCGGCCGACGAGAAGCCCGCGTTTCTACCGTTCCGACTTTCAGCCCAATGAATGCCGTCGAGAACCTTGTCCATCGCCGGATTGCCCGTCGATCCTCCAAACGCAGATCGTGCAGCGGCGGCGTCAGCACCCGGCAGGGGGTTGCCCATGTTGTCGTAACCGGGCTGTGGCCCGCGATTGAGCGCCGAATGGATGTCAGCGTTGGTCACGAATCGATAGTGGCCGTGGTTTCGCGGGTCCCATGGATTGAGAGATTGTGGGCCGTTCGGCTTGACCCGGTAGTCGCTGCTCTCGGTATCCGTTCCCGGATTTGGAATCAGCTTCAGCCACACCAGAGCGTCCACCAGCTTCTTGGCGAGAATGCCGACGTCGGTCACAAACGTGTTCATGTCCTGCTGAAACTTCGGCGAGGCCAGATATTTCGCCAAATTCTGAATTCCATCGCTGAACTCGCCAAGCCAAACCCGAAGCTGTGGGCTCGCCATGAAATCCTTGATCGTGCTGGCAACCGATTCCGACAGTTTGCTGAAGGCGTCGGGAAGATGCGCTTTTTCAAGGCCGTCGATAAAGGCGTTCTCCACCACGCGGCCGGCCCGGCCCATCTGGATCGAGAAGTCCTGCCACTTGCGGTTCGTCTGATCTTGAAGCGCGAAGTCCGCCTGATTGCGGCGGTACTCCTTCAGCACATTGTCGAAGTCCGCCGGTTTTTCGGCCGCAATGGCTCGCCAGAACTCGAGCGGTGCGACCTTGTCCAGCCCATAGATGCTCGCCGTCACGCCCTGCGGACGGGACTTATCCTGCATGAGCGAGCGACCGCGCGTGAGGATGTTCAAGAAGTTGTCGGCCACGCCGCCGTTGATGTTGCCGCCGGCCCGCTGAAGTGCGCCCCAGCCTTCGGGGCTCGCCTGTAGGTTGGCGATGTTGTCGAGGATGCCCTCCGAATCACCGTAGCGGCTGAACGTCAGCTTGGCTGCCTGGAGGTCGCCCGTGGTCACGCCAATGCCCATGGCAGTGCGTCGCGAGTTGCTGACGTTGTTCGCCAGCGTATCGAGCCCCCAGAGGCCGCCAGCGCCCGCCAGGCCGCTTACGATGCTGCCTATGCCCACCCATTTGAGAAGGTCCACCGTGACGCCCGCCACGCCCTTGGCAAATCCCGCCACATTCGACACCATGGCCTTGCTTTCGGCCTGGCGCTTCTTTTCGAGGTTGAGAAGGTCCTGCTGGCGTTTCTTCTCGGCGGTTTGCTCCTCCTTCTTCGCCTTGGCCGCCGCGCGCTCGGTCTTTTCGATCGCACGTTCAGCCGCCGCCATCTCGTGGATCGTGGCCGTCTGAGCAAGGAGCGCGGCGGTCATGTCGGCGAACAGGCCGGCCGTGTTCTCGACGCCCGCGTCGAGCTTCCCCCACGCGCCGGGAAGGGCCTTCAGCTTTTCCTGAAACTTGGCGACGTTGGCCTGAAAGCGGTTGAAGGCGTCATCGTTGACCTCTGTCTCGAAGATCGCACGAGTTGGAGCCACGTCGCTATCGCCTTTTCGCCAGGGCGCGCAACAGGGCTAGTGTGTGTCGCTGCCGATAATCCTGAGCGCTACCATACTCTAGATCGTGCGATTTGCACCACTCGCCGAACCCCTCGCCCGACGCCCAGTCTAGGACGGAATGGACAACTGAGATGGGCTCATCGCCGCCTTGCCAGTATCGGCGGCCGGCGTCCACGTCGTCAAGGAACTGCGGAACTCCAAGATGGGCAATGACGTAATCAGCCACCCCCAAAGCCCAGCCGCCGCCCCCAGGATCTCGCCGCGATTCTCCCGCTTGTGCATGGCTGAGTTCACCGTAAAAAAAACCAGCGCGCCCTCGACCTCGCTGATTTCTTCCTCGTCCAGAAGTTCGCGCTTGATCGCATCCTCGTACTGGACCATTTCCCAACCCGTAGGGCGCTTGACGGATGTGGCGTCGTCGCCCTCGCCTTCCGTGATCGTCGTGTAGCCGCTCGGCATGAAGACGTTCGTCAGGCGGCGGATTTCGCCCATGAGGCCTTGCTCGACGCCATCGGGACCGCTCCACCAGTTCGAGACGTGATCGCTTCGCATGGTGTTCGTGGCAATGTCTCGCAGCATCATCGCCGACACACGCGGGCCGCCCAGCCATCCGAGGTTCTCGCGCATCAGGGCGCTGAACATCTTCGAAATGACCATGAAATATTGCTGAAACACCTCGGACGAGATCGGGACTGAGTAGACATAGAGCGAGCCGCCCTCGCGATTGAGGGGAACGACGAGGTTTAGCTTGCGATCAATCCTCAAGCGTTCGGCCAGTTGGGGTTCGACGTGTCGCCGGCATGGCGTTGAAGCACGATACCCGGCCCCTTCACGAAATATTCGCGATCAAGGGTGATGCCCGTCAGCACGCCGTCCGCGAACGTCAGGACGCATCCGAGCATGACCGGCCCGCTGGTGGTCACGCCATCCGCCGCGCGCGGTGGCGCTCCGGTGATCTCGACTTGCATCGCCTCTCCTTACACCGCGTTGAACAACGATGAATTCAGATAAAAAGTGCCCTGGACGGTGACGAGGAACTCCGGCGTAGACCCGTTCATGATCAGCGTCGGAAGTGTCTTCAGCGTGCAGTTGTTATACACCAGATTGGGCATCGTCGAAGCATCCGCCGTGACGAACAGGTCGCCGATGGTCGTGTTCTTCGCGTACTGCTTGATATACGTCGCCACGAGACCTTGCGTGCGCAGCATGTGGATCTCGATCGTGTACATGATGTACGGCTCGGGCGACGGAACCGCGCCAACCATCGTCGGAATGTACGCGCTCGCCGAGCCTTCCGGCGTCGTGGTGATGCCTTCGGGCGCGAGGTAGGACGCGGTGATGTTCAGTTGCGGGTTGTTGGTGAACGTCACGGAGGCACGGAGCTTGTTCAGTGTGCCCTGGGCGACGATGGGGTTTGCCATTATGCGCGCTCCATATTGCTTACGGCCTGCTTTCGCAGCGTCCACGCTGCCCGCATTTTAGCCTTTGTTTCTTCGCTACGCCTGCCGCCGATAATACGCGCGTTGATTTTGGCCCGATGCTCTGCGGTTTGGGGGCCGCGCACAAGGCCCGTCATGGATGCGCTTCTTTTTGCGCGAGTTTCTGCGCTTTGAGAACCAGTCGATTTTCCCCGCTTGGCGTCGGAGATTCTTTGACAGTGTTCCGGCGATTTGATGGCGTTGGCGGCCCGCATATTTGCCAAATGCTCCGCAGACCATTGACGCCCCGTGTGGGCAATTCTCAGCTTCTCGCGCGTCTCCGCAGAGGTTTCTCTCCCCCTATGCGCAGCCGACATTTTAGCGCGAGCCTCTGCCCCTGGAATGCGCCCCTTGCTTTTCTCACCTATCTTTCGACGCGTTTCTTCGGAAGGCTCCCATCCCGCTTGACCATCCCCGCCATCGGTCAGATTGACCAGTGGGCCGCCATGCTTCTCGCGCCCGATCGCGGCAATCATGATCTTTTCAAGCGCACACGCTCCGGCGTCGGTCAGCCCCTCGCTGATAATCACAACCGGAAGCTCTTTCCCCGCCGCCGTAGCTTGGTCTAGAATGAAGCTCAAATGACGGTTGGAGTTTTTCTTCTTCAGATGATCGCGCCAACGCGCGCCGTATCCTTTGCCCACGTAGCAAGGAACGCCGTTTGGCCTGAAGTATAAATAAACATAATGAAGGTGCTTATCAGTCATGAGGGCACTATAATATTTGTGATTGAAATGAGCACGCCCACATGTTTAAACCCGATCAGCGGCGTGACGACCATCGAAATGCCGTTGTATTGCCCAATCGAATAGTCGCTCGGGTTCTCGGCGCTGTAGGTCAGGAACGGCTCGGCGTTGATCGGTAGCTCGCCGACGTAGAGGCCCGCATAATAGTTCGCGGCGAACGTGGCGGCGGGTAGCTGATAGGTCGTCACGATGCCCTGGACGAGGCCGTTCGTGATCGCCTGCTGCATCGTCTGGACGGCGCGCGCCTGCAAACGGTTGATGCCGGCCTGATTGTACTGCAACGGCGCGAGAGGATTGTTTGAGCCGTTGATGATCTCGTTGGCGAGGTTCAGCTTGACATTGATCTGCGTCCAGTCGGCGGCATACCAATAATTGAACGGGTTGCCGTCCGACATGTAGCCGTATTTGATGATCAGGTTGGACGGCAGGCCGCCCTCCGCGCCCGTGGCGATGTAGCCGACGTTATCGGTCTCCAGCGTCGCCAGGACCGCCTGATTGCCCTGCTGCGGATAGGGCGTGACGCCGTAGACGAACGCATAGCTGAGCGAGGTCACGCGCTGCGTCGAGTTGGGTGAGTAGCCTAGCGTCACGGCGAGATCGGCCGCGAGGGTGAACTCTGTCGCCGGGATGGACGGGGCCTCGACCTGCGCCAGGACGCACTTGTTGCCCATGTAGATCGTTTCGTTCGCGACGCTCGTCGTCACGAAGAAATATGTCTTGGCGTTCGGTGCGTTGTAGTTGGCGATGAAGGACAGGAACGACGACACGCCGTCCCACTCGCGAGGCACGAGATAGGTGTAGATCATGCCGGGATTGTTGGTCATGAACGTGGTCAAGGCCGTGATCGCCTCGGCGACCGTACCTTCGCCCAGCTCCAGCACGTAGACGGCCTGCTGCGCCGGTTGGGCGAAATAGGTCGTTCCCATGGTCAGCAATTCGCTCTCGTCATAGAGCGTCACCGTCCCCGGCGTGGTTTCCGTCCCCGGATTGGAGGTCACGGCATAGGTGAACGTGCTCGCGCCGGTAACGGTGATCTGCTTGTGCGGGGCGTTGTAGCCGTTGGGAACCGCGCCCGCGATGGTCGCCAAGACCATATCGCCCGTGGTCCATCCGTGCGGCAAGACGGTCGTGGCCGTGACAATGCCGCCCGACCACGTGAGCGTCGAAATCGGCACGGCAGCCGCCAGGATCGCTGTCAGGTTCGACAGGCTTTGCAACAGCGTGAGCGTCTGGGCGGGTGTATTGGTCCCGCCGACAGAGATCAGCGCTCCGGTTTTTTGCAGCGTGTTCGGAATCGGCGCGCTGGTCTGCGAGACGGTAATCTGGACGATATCGTTGCTCATGGCGCGCTCCTTTGGTCCCCGGCCGCCTTACGTGTAGCTCACCGAGACGGTCGGGGCGCCGGCGCCAGGAACGGCCGACAGGACGATGCCGACGAGAAACGGCCAATCGAGATTGATCACCGCGCCCGCGACATTTGCCGTGGCGTTGTAGGCGAGGGTAAAAACCGTGTTCGCCGCCGACGCCGCGCCCGTCGTCGCGCAATCGTTGAAGGTGAACGCGCCCGACCCGGAGCCCGGCGCAACGATGATGATCTTTGCCAGCCTGCCAGGTGTCGCCTTGATCACGGTTGCGGCCGTGATGTTCAGCGCGGACTTGGTGTCGCCGCTCGACGTGAGCAGGTTGCCCTCCGCATCGAGGTTGGCGGGCGCCTGCGTGTTGGCGGCGGACCGGAAGGGCGTCGGCGTATTTTGGGGCATGGCGGCTGTCTCAGGCGATGATGAATTGAGGAATGCAAGAAAGGATATACTGGATCGCGACGTCGCGGACGCGCTGCTGGTAGTAGCTGACTTCGAATTCGATGGTCTTCTTCATCGCCAAAATCCCCAGCTCGACCTGCGTCGCCTTTTCGTCGCGCACGGCAGGATTGTTCATCAGCCCGACCGTATCGCCGTCATACCCGATGGACCCTATCACAAGGAGAAGAAAATCCAATGCGTCATTATTTCGAAGACCGTACAGCGTCAGGCGCACCCTGTCGGCCGCCAAGGCCCATGACGTGCCGGTCTGGTCGATATAGGCCGTCGTCTGAAGCGCTCGCGTGCCGGACGGCTCGATGTGAGCGGTGATGTAAGGCGGCGGAAGGTTGTCGGGCACGAGGAAGGACGGATAGACCGGACAGATGGAGTTTTGCGTCAGCCAGAACGGCAGGCTGTTGGACACCACGACGCTCGACGCATCGAACTGGTTCGGGTCGTCGATGATCTGGCTCTGCATGTTCGAATAGATCGCATCGCCGCTGTAATGGTGCAGCCCGGCCTGCTGGTAGTACATGCCGCGCTGCGAAAAGCTGAACTGGATGCCCTCGAACTCGCCTAGGTACATCTCATTTGGCCCGAGCGAGGCGAACTCGAGCACGGGCGATTCGGCCGTGAACACCATGCGGTGAATGGCGCGGTCGGTGCTTTCTCCCTGCGACATCACGGTCGTGTAGTGCATGGACCCGGCGATGGTGAGTGTCGCGGCCGGCGTCATGATGCCTGGCGGCTGGTTGATCGGCGACTGATTGAGCGGGCCGGTGTTGAGAATGGCGCTGGGCGCAAGGATGTCGGCGCGAACCCAAAAAAGGAAACCGTCGAGCGGCAGGACGACGCGCACGTACTTGGTGAACGTGACGGTCTGCCCTTCGGAGATCGTGTCGACACCCGCCGCCAGCGAGGCGGCGAGGGGTCCGGCGGCGGCAGCGGCTTCGGCTAGGCTGCTCATGCGAGCCACGCACGAAACGCGCCCTCATATGCCCCCGTGTCGCGGAAAGACGGGCGGCCCGGCGTGCGGCGGTCCTTCATGCGGTGGTTGATTCCCTTCAGGCTCGCCGCCGTGGGAATGCCGGCGCGCCCGTCCATCTCCTTCGTGTCGATGAACCTGTGAAACAGCACGGCGATCTCGTCGATGAAGCCCTGCATGTCCACGCTCTCGACCGGGGCGCCCATCGCGATCGCTTCGTGCTTGGCAAGATACCACCGGCCGATGATGTCGGTGATTTCCTCGCGGTGCATTTCGTAAAAGGTCGCCATGACCTCGTACTTGTTTTCGAGCCACGTCGCCACGTCGCCGGTCGTCGGCGCGCCGTACTGAGGCGGCGATTGGAACTCGCGCGCGACACGGCGCATCGACGCTTTGTAGGGTTGGCCGTCTTTGCGAATTTTTGGCGGAGCGGCAACGCGGGGGGCGTTCGCCGGATCGTGCGAATATGCGACGTCAATCACCCCAAAGACGAGCTTCACGACAGCCCCCAGAGCGAGGGGCCATATTTCTGCGCATAGGCGAGATACTGGCGGCCATAAGGGTCGCGAGAAAGTTGAAGATCCGCGAACGTCAGGTTCTTGAAGAAATCGGGAACCGTCATCGCCTCGCTCGTGCCCTGATCGGCGCTCGACGACACCCAGCCGGGGATGAAATTGTTGATCTTCAGCGCCGTTCGCAGGTCCGCCCAATAGGTGCTGGGCGGCGTGTCCTGCGCGAAGTTGATCAGGTTCGACCCGCCTAGCAGGTAGACCATGTATTCATACAGGGTGTCCGTGCCTGGCGCGGGACCGACGGGAATGATCTGAAAATCGGTGTTGACGATCGCGACGGCGAAATTGAAAGCGTAGGTGAGTGCCGGCGTCGAGATATTGATGACGCTCGACGGAACCCCCATGACCGCGTAGACCCACGCGAGGAATCCGTTGAGCGTGGGCACGCTAGTTGCGGCGGGCGCCGCCGCGTCCCTCTTTCGGGTTTTTGTCCATGACGAACTTCTCGCTCATGCCCTCGCCGTCCTCGCGATCCTCGACGATCTCGACCGAATCGAAGCGAGAGCGCGGGCGAGCCTGCTGCTGCACTTCCTGGTCGGTAGGCGTGAGCGCGCTGCTCATCGCCACGGCGCTGTTCAAGCGCTGCTCGTATCCGCGTTCGTTCAACACGTCGTCGTTCATCGCCACGGCGCGTTCGATCACTTCCGCTTTGACCGGCTTGTCGATGTTGTAGCAGATGCCAATGAACGCCTTCGTGCGGTCGACCTCATCGGCCCGCACCGCGCCCAGGCCATTGCGGAGCTGGATTTCGATGGCGTCGACCTCGGCGCTGCTCAAGTCTCGCCGGTGAACGAACTCTTGGCCGCCAACGGGGACCTTCACGTCATACAGGCGCGCGTGTTCGGGCAGACGGTAATGAAAGTGTACGTTCTGCTTGGTCGTGTTGGCGATGTTGATTTGCATCGGGCGGTCTATTGATACTGCATCGACACAATGTTCACGGCCTCGGGTCGGATGGCCCATCCAGACGTGAAACCCCATTCCGACAGCACGTCGGTAGCGCCGCCAGCCAGCGGGGAGACGATCTCGATCGGCGCGGCCTTGGCGCTGTACATCAGCGACGTGCCAGCGATCGACGGCTGGAGCTTGGCGAACTCGTTGGTGTTGATCTTGCGGCCCGTGGGCATCTTGAGTTCGGGAACGACGATGATCACGGCGTCCGTGCCGTTGGCGCCCTTGCCGATCAGGGTGTCGTCATAGTTCCATTCCAGGATATCCCGGCCAGCCGCGCCCATGGCGGTTTCCAGGGTTCCGCGAACCGAGAGCGAGCCAGCGCCCTCGCGCTGGTACTGCGTCACCTGCACGATGCCCTGATACTCGAACGGCGACAGCGTGCGCTGCGGGCCGATGATGACCACGCGGACGGGCATACCGAGCTGATAGAGCTTCTGCTTCGCGGCGGCGATCTGCGACAGGAGGAAAAACGCCATCGCGCCGTTGTCGTAGGTCAAGACGGTGGTGTTGCCGTTCGGATCTGGCGGCAGGTTGGTGAGCGTCGCGCCAACCGTATTGAGGATGCCCTCGCCGTTTTGCGGGTTGTAGCCGTACAGCAGCGCGCCGCGAGCGCCCTGGAAGTGGGCTTGGCGCATGGCCTTCGATTGCGCGTCGGGAACCGAGACGTCGTATCGGGCGCCGGCGGCAATGTCGTGATGATCGTACTCCGCACGAACCCGCGTGCGATAGACCGGCGTCTGGATCATGCGCGCCTTGACGGTGCAGGACGGAAGCGAGTTGTAAGATCCGCCCATCTGGCTCGCCGCAAGCTGCGTGCGAACCTCGATGACCTTCATGTAGACGTACTGGTCATCGTCGGATAGGCGCGGCATGACGTCGCCGGTCGCCAGCAGATCGAACGCGCCGGTCGCTTGGTTCCACTGCACGATGCTTTCGGGCGCCGTGTAGTGCGGGTGAACCAGCGTTACAGCGGGAAAAATGTTGCCCATGATCGGCCGCCCCTAAATCAGAATGACGGCGCAGTTGCCGTTGTTGTTCCACACCGCCGTACTCGTCACGGGGTTGTAGTCGACCTCAAAGCAGTTGCCGATCTCGACTCTGAGGATCGAGCAAGGTAGCGCGCCGCCGCCCGCGACAAGCGTTCCGAATGCGGTCCCCGCGCCCGGCGTGGAAGCGAGCGGCAGAGCCCCGACCAGCGTTGAGCCGGTTGTGCCGGCGATCGCCAGATATTCGCCGTTGTAGGCGGTCGGTGTGACGCCGGTAATCGTGAAATACTCGCCCACCGCGACGCCGTGCGCCGTGGTGGTGGTGAACGTCGCTTGACCGCCGGCCGTATTCGCCCAAGTCGCCGCCGTGATGGCGTTGGCCGGATAGGCGGCGTTGTACGGCACAAGCTGTTGCGTGGTGAAATCCCACGATACGCGTTGGGTGATGATGCCGCCGTCCAGATTGACCAGCGACGGCGCGCACTTGACGACGAGGCGGGCGCCGGAGCCCAGACGATACAGGTTGCAGGTCTGGCCGGGGTAGTACAACGGGACCGAATTGGCCGGCGTCATGATGCCGTTGTACGCCTGATCGAACACCGTAAAGCCGGTGAGCGACAGGGCGGTGTTGGCTGTGACGTTCGTCGCCTGATCGATGTAGCCGCCGAAGTTCTGGCTGGGCGTTGTGATGCCACCGGTCGACAGCGGAATGGCCTCCGAAATGCCCATGCCACCCCAGAGCGGGCCAGGGGCGGCGAGATCAACGATACCGCCAGCCAGGTTGTAGCGGGCGTTCGGCGAATCCAATGCCGTGCCCTGTACAAGCCCCGCCTCGGTGACGGAGAATGTCCCGGCGGCATTGGTCGTGCCGAATGGCTGGAACGAAACAGTCGCGGCCATGAGTTAAGCCCCCGCCTTGGTGTTGAACTTCACGTCGCCCTCGATCAGGCTGCGAGGTAGCTTGAACTCGTCCATCCACACGCTCGGATGGCCGTCGTACTCGCGGATGATGTGGCCCGCGCCGTCGTTGCGAACGCGTTCGCGAAGGACGCCGGCCGGAACCGCATCGGGGGTCGCGGCATGTGCGAGCGCCGCCTTGTGAATGGCGCTCTCGGCGATGGCGACGATGGAGGCGTCCGCCTTGGTCAGGTCCACCGCCGCCCACTCGGTCGAGTGCTTCTTGTAGCGCTCGGCGAAGCGGCGGCGGAAATCACCGGGGCGCTCGTTCGGCAGAGGGCGAAGGCGGCGATTTTCGCCAAGCGCTGTCGCCACACTGTCGGCGCGATGCTGGGCGTCGGCCATTTCGTCCTCTTCCTCGTCGGAGAGGGCCTTGGGCATGGACTCATCCAACTTGGCGATTTTGTCGGCGAGGGCCTTCTTTTCGTCGGCGTCTTTTTTCGCGGCGGCGTCGGCCTTTTCGGCTTCCTCGCGCTTTTTCTTTTCTTCCTCGGATTCGTCGGACTTCGCCTTGTCCTCCTCCTCCTTTTTCTTCTTTTCTTCCTCGTCGTCCGCGTCCTTCTTCGCGGCGTCGGCTTTGGCCTTCTGTTCAGCCTCCCAGGCGTCGCACATGGCGTCTATGCGGGCATCACGCTTGGCCTGAGCGTCAGCCTTGGCCGCATCGGCCTTGGCCTTTTCTTCGGCGGCACGTTCTTCGTCGGTCATAGAGGCAACCCCTGTAGGCTCGCGGCCTTTGTCCCAAACACCATTAGCGCATATCGCGATGTGGTCAAGTAGCGGCGGCTCGTCCTCAATTAGGATGATCGAGCCGTCGTCAAGCGTTCTTTTTCCGGTTTCGTGGCCATCCGCCAGCACGACGCACGGCGAAGTCGACATCGGCTCGTTTTCGAGAATGGCCAGCGTGGCGTCATCGAATATCTTGGCGATGCCCCAGACGTCGTTTTCGACGATGTACGGAACAAAAATCGTTCCGACGATGCGCTCATTGAATTCCTCGCTCGTCAGGGTCGGCTCGGTCTCGGGATGATCGAAGATGACCGGCAGGCCATTGCATCGCGCCAGGAACTTTTCAGTCAGGTAATCTTCCGGCTTGCGCCAAACGAACTCCTCCTTGCCAGCCCGAAAGCTCGCCCCTGTTCCCGTGATGCGGATCGCATACAGGTTCAGGTTCATGAACTTCATCGGGCGCGGACGCTCGCCGCCTTGGTGAACGGCAACCATGGCGCGGGCGATGTCGAGTTCGGTCGTTACCTCGCTCATGCCGCCATCAGCCCCCGAACGCGCGCCAGCTCGTCACGTCCCGCCTGGGTTAGCATATCGGCGGGAATTTGCGAGAGGGCATAGTGGTAGGCATAGGAGCAGCGGCACAGCGGTAGCTCTCCCACCATTTCGATTTCGTCGGTATAGCCGTTTGGACCAGCGCGCATCAGCCCTTTCTCAATCGCCCAGTTTCCCCGTATCGCGAACACTTTTCCGTTTCGCGCCAAGTGATCCGGCCGGGCGTTGTACGTCTTGTCATGCGCGCCGTGATCATGCCACGTGGCCGCGATCGCCCCTCCATCCGTAGCAACGATGTCGGATATCGACGCCCTCAGCTTGGCCGACTGATCTATGAGCACACGCCTCTCAGCAAACGGCAATTGCGCCAAGCTCTTGCGGATCTCCGATTTGACCGGGTTTTTCGCGACCACATCCGACCCGCCGACCGGGATGCTGGTCGCCCATCCAGCGAACCGCTGGATCGTCTTCTCACGCGCCTGCACGCGGTTGAGCTTGATCAGGTCCGCGCTCGCCATGATGCGGCGGTCGAGTTCGGCGCGGAGCTTGGGCTTGATGCGCTCGATCGTCACGCGCGAGACGCCATTGTGCGCCCGCTCGATCCCGCCTCGCTCCACCATCGTCGTGTACGCGCCGCGAAGCGTGGACGCGAGGTTGGCCTGTAGCACTTCGGCCGGGATCATATCCTGATCGGCCGCGACGCGAATGCGCTCGATCCAATAGTTCAGGCGCTCGATCGAATCATAGCCGAACTGAGCGAAATCCCGAACCGCCGCCGTGATGGTTTCGAAGAAGGTCAATCGTCGTCGGCTTCGTCCTCATCGGGGTCGGCCGCCTCCGGATCAGGCCGCTTTCCGCCCACGTAGCTGACGGCCTCGAACATTTCGTCCAGGGCGCTTTTCTCGCTCATTGCCATACCTCGAAAACCATCGGATTGATGTAGTCAGCCAGCGCGACGGACGGCGTGTTGCCAAGCTGTTTTGATACCACAGTCGCGACCATTTTGACAGCCTCCTTGCGGGCGGTCTCGCCGGCCGGGACGTCCATCTTGGCGATCGTATCCGCCGCGAGTTGATTCGCCTTCAGCGTGCGCAGGTCTTTGGCCTTGAAAATCTCGCCCGCTGCGCCCTTGATCACGGCATTCGCCTGCGCCGCGCTCGCCCGGAAAAGTACATCTCCGTCATTAGCGGTCAGCCGCTTTGAGATAAAGCCTGCCAACGCGTCATCTCTTACGGAGTTCTGGATGCGAACCCCTTTCTTGCCAATGAAATCATATGAGATCACATTATCGTCTACCTTGACGTGGCTCTTGAGCAAAGTAGTTGCTCCATACGCCTTCTCTTTAGCGCCAGTATCTTCATCGCCACCCGGCCTCATTCCGGTCAGATACATCAGGCGAACCGCCGCCGCCGCATGTGATCCTCGCTCAATCCCTCCTATTGTAGCTGCCTCGATTGCGTTTCGCTTGGCGTTGAATTGCCCCACCCGCTCGAACTTTTGCGCCTTCTTAGTTTTCGTGAACGCCTCGCTGTACCTATATTGTGGACGCCCCTTGCTATCTACCGCCAGGACCTGAAGGTCTGCATGTTCATCATGCGAAATTCGCACATCCTTCCATCCTGGTGGAATGGCCAGTGCTTTTATGCGGGTCGGAGAAATGCCTTCGGCAGCATAGGATTTGGTCGCCGCCGAATAGATAGCCGCGACGCCACCTTGCGTTTTGCCGCCAGCTACGCTGAGCTTCGATGATCCGCCGCCATCTGTGAATTTCCCGTCATCATCCCGGGGATGATCGCTCTCGACGAAAACCGCATCGGAACGAACCAGTCGGCGCACGCTGTCCTTCTCGCTCTCCGGCCCGGCTGGTTTGGGCTCAGTCTCGGGTGTCGGTGGCTCATACGCAGCAAGCGCCTCGTAATCGAGATCGAGGCGAGCGCCCTTGAACAAAAATTTCGAGCCGTTCACGTAGTCGGCCAGGAATTTGACGACCATCGCCTTGTTTTCGGGATCGGCAATGGGAATGATTATCTCCGCCATGCCGATCGCAGCCTTCAACCCGACATCCTCGGCTTTCGCCAACTCGCTATCCGGCTCTTTGAGAAGGTTGGGCCACGCGGCGTTGAACGAGTTCTTCCAGCGCATGAACGCCGTCTTGTACTCGACGCCCTCGTATTCCTCGGGGAAATCGGCTTGGATCGAGGCGTAGAACTCAGGCGTCCAAGCCCGATACATGATGATCGGCTCCATGAACTTGTAGAGCGGTTCGAGCCATTCGCGAATGCCATCGACGTATCGGGCGATATTTTTGGCGTCCTCCGTACCCTCGCCGAACCCTTCGGCCATGGTTTCCTGATTGAGCAGCGAGGCCGGCATGTCGGCGGCTGTGGCGATGTTCTTCAGGACGTTGTTGCGCGCAAACCCGGCCGCGCCGTCCAGGTTCATCATGTTTAGGGTTTCGACTTTGTCGTCCTGCCCGATCTGGAGGACGTTGCCCGTCACCGCGCCCTGCAGCAGCGTGCGTTTCAGGCCCGCGACCGCCTTCATCACGTTGTCGATGATTGCGCCCGCCGCCTTCATCATGACGATGAGCAGGCCGGCCTTTTGCGTCACCATGTCGTCGGTGAGCATCGACTGCACGAAGGTCTTGAGCGGGTAAAACGCGCGCTGATAGACGCTGCGACCGACGTATCCATACGCCGATGACGTATAGGCGATGTAGATCGGCTTTTCGTTCATGATCACACATGAACGAGACCTATGGTACGGCACGCCGGACACCGTGATCGTGTCGGATTGCTGGAAGTCGGGCGCGTTCGGGTCTTGGTTGAGCACGAGCGAGCCGGCCGTGTTCAGCGGGTCGAATACGCTGAAATAGAGGTCGAGCGTGCGCAGCTTCCATGGGTCTATCACCGTGCTCGGCTCGACGCCTTTGGCTCCATAGGCGATGGACGCGATGCCGTAGACGCGGGCCGTGGTTGCCGTGGTGGCGATGTAGGAATCGACCTTGTCGTCTTTCCATTGCTGGATGAACGCATCCCGCACGCGATCGCCTGGGCTGTGCGGAACCTCGATCTCGCGCGCTTGGCTCTGCGCCATCTTGACGGGGGATTCGGCGATCTTCGCGCCGAGCGGGTGAAAGCTCCACAGCGTCTTGCACGCCTGATAGCTCGGCGCGTCGCCCGGCAGGATTTGCTCGGTCGTCAGCAGGCTCATCAGTTCGTTGCCGAGCGGCGAGGCGGCTACGGTGATCTGGGCTTGCTGGCTCATGCGCCCATGATTTCACATGCCGCCGCTGTCGCCAAGGGCAATGGCGATGCCGTACGTATAACAGTCGAGAATATCGTCGTTTTGGTCTTTCTGGCCGACGCGATAGTTAAATATTTGGCTTTCGAAGTGATTACGCGTCTGCCCCTTGTAGTTCACCAATTTATTGTGAACGTTCAGACTCATTTTCACTTTTCTTTGATATACGTATCCCGAAACCGATATTGCGCGCTCGTCCTTTCCGACGCTGGTAAGTACGCTATCGATCGCGGTGGCCCGCCAGTTTCGCCGCCACGCTTGTTGAAGTAGGATCATCCCGGAGGCTTTGTCTTCGATGAATGTGCCGAGCGAGCCCATCCGCGCGCCGCACGTGGTCGCCAGTTCGTCCAGCCGACGGTACACGTTCGGCAGCCACGCCTCCAGAAGCGAGCCCTCGATCTGCACGATGTCGTAATCGAGCGCGATAAGCGGATATCCGAACGCGCGGTTGACGGCCCAGTAGATCACCGCCGTTCCGTCGTTTTCCTTGCCGGTCTTGACCGCCGTGTCGATGGTGGCAAACACCATGTCGCAGCGATCGGGCCATGCCACAGGCAAGCCGTCGTCGCCCATCATGCTATCTCGGCTGAAAAACGCCGCGCCCGACCAGTCGACGAACTCGGCGAGGAACTCTTGTTGATAGACCAGCGGGGGATATTCGTTTTGAAGGTTGGCGACGCCTACCGGATCAAGCGTGGGATTGCGTGACGTCGGCGCGTGGTGCTGCCGAAATCCGAGCCGCATCTTCGGGTCTGTCACTTGGTCATCATTGCACGCCTCGTAGAAAAAATTCTCCGGGTCAATGCCCTTGGGCGTGCCCGCCATGATCGCCTTGCCGCGCCTGTCGAGTAGCGTCGGGCGGATCGACTGCTCCCACGTCTGACGTAGACCGCGCTTGACCAGCGAGCCCTCGTCGATGATCACGAGGTCGTAGGATCGGGACCGCCCGGCGTCCTCATCCGAGAGCGTCCAGAACTCGACGGTTCCGCCCGCCTCCGTCTCAATGAGCGAATCGACCTTGGACGAGTGCTCGACCGCCGGCTTGATCAGCCGCAGGATGCGCTTGTAGCTCGGCGCGAGGAGCTTGTACGTCGGGCTGAACCATCCGACCTGCAGGCCGTGCCGCGCCTCGTTGGCGCCCAAGCTCTCAAGCGCCGTGGTCTTGCCGAAGCGTCGACCGCATCGCCAGACCGAGAACGGCATTCCGTCCGGGTTGAACAGGTTCTCGACGATCTCCCGCTGCCCAGAATGGAAGGTCGGAAAGTCTATGCCGCCTCGACGCCGTTTAGACGCGCGGCGGTTCATTGGTCACGGGGGGTTCATCGGCGCTTTTTTCCGCGTCATCATCGCGCGGGGATTGCTGTCCGTAGACGCGGCGGTTGAGTTTGGAGGCATACCATTTTCGCACGTCAATGTTTAGCTGACGATGACCAAGCATGTCGCCGCGCTTGATCTCTACGCTTCCGTCACCTTTCTTGGTGATTACATCTCCTAACTGCGGCGTGCGGGCGATAACCACGTTTTCATCTGCAAAATAATCCGCCTGTACCTCGCGCGCGTGCGCGTACATGTTCGCAAATTGCATGTATTTGACCAACCAGCGATACACTGTCGGGCGCCTCGGCATGGCCGGATCATCGCAGATTTCGATCAGAAGCTCCCCGTTCATGAGCCTCTCGCAGATGGCCTCTGCTATGGCCTGCGTGTACTCAAGGGGCCGCTCGACCGGCGGGATGATGGCGGGCAGGTTGGCCATCCCTCACCAATACCCGAAACTGTCCCGCGTGGCAAAGTCAGTTCGGATAGGCCACACCCCATGTCGCGAAGAAGCAGAACATGGCGATAGAGGCGATGACCATGCCGACGAACAGGCGGATGATGATCATGGCCTCAACCCCGCCCGAATGACGACGGCAGCCTGAACGGTGAACATGGGTTTCTCCTGTGTTTGCGGATTGTTGATAGATGATTGGCACAGTTTGGCGCGGTGGACAGTCTGGCACGTCGAGACTGTGCCACATACGATGCTAATAGTTTCAACGGCTTAGGCCCATTTTTGGCACAGTTGGACAGTTGGTCCAGCTTTTTTCATAGTCCACAGAAAAAGGCATATTTAGCACGGTTTGGGAGTGTGGCCTTTTTAACACTATTGGCATTATGTAACATCCTCTTTTTATGTCTCGGTTTTCACACCCGAGAAACCAACTGTCCACCTGTACCACTGTAGCCAAATTACCCCTATATATATGATATATAATAACAATTTTTGGTACAGTCTTGGTTTTTAACTGTACCAAATTGGTACTAACCCATAGCATCTGGCGAGTGTCCTAGCCTCAATCGGCGAAGATGCGTTCGAGTGTTTTCCGGTCAAGTTTTGCGACGGCCGCAATCGGCTGAGGAACTGCTCTGTCCCCCGTGGCCCAGCGAGACACACTGACGGGGTGCGAGCGTGTTAGGCGGGCGAATTGTGCTTGGGATAGCCCGAGGGCCTGTAGGGCGCGGCGGAATTCGTCGGAAGTCATAGAAATCCCACAATTCGACCACCGGCCCTCTGAGCCTGAGCCGCTAGACGGTTGGCTGTTCGAACGATGGTTTCGCGGGTAGTGGAACCGTGAATCCACACGACGGGCGCGGACACCCGGATCGTGAGCGGGTCCTCACCGTAGGCGCGGGCGATGTTGAGTTCACGCCGAGTTTGTGGCCGAGCGGCCTCGAAAATCGCGAATGCGTCCACGATACGGGTTCCGGCGTTCTGGCGCGTGGCTGTGGCGAGCATTTGAGCGACGCCCTCGAAATAACTGGGTTGCACGCGAGAAGCGTCGCTGGGAAAGCGGTAAATGTTTTTTGCCGGGTTCATTGGTCAGATCTCCACCTCGCGGTCATAAAGCGCGTCGGACAGGCGTTTACGGTCTGCCGGATCTCGGAAATCGCGCTGCTCTTTGACGGTCAGAAAAAACTTCTCGACGGCGCCGGAAATAGTAGAACCTTTCAGATACTTCACGCCGATCTGGCCGAAGAAAATTGCCGTGGCGGCGTCGTCGTTCACGCTGAACGTATCTACGATGAGACGCAACGCCCGAGCCACCAGCGGCTCGCTTGTTTCGCAACGATCGGCGGCGTCGGCGTAGGCTGCCATCGCAGGCGCGATTTGCGCCATCAGGTCGTTGGCGAAGGCGATTTGTTTTTCTGAACCAGTCATCTCGGTCTCTCCGTGGTTGATGACTAAACATAGCCCACGGTTATGTCGGCGTCAACGAGAAAATAACCATGAGCTAATTATTTTCAATCCGGTCGCCGATAAGTCCGGTTGCGTTTCCCTCCGACCATCTGCCGGTCGCGGACGCATCGTAGGCTCGTGAGTATTCCCGACATCCGCAGCTTGGCGCGGTGATCTTGGCGTGAGAGCTCGACGCCCACCGCATCCACGAGCGCCTGGGAGACCGTGAAATCACCGTACTGGCTGGCGAGCCACGTCTTGACGCGAGGCTCCCACACGTCGCTGTCTATGCGGTCCTCTTGCTCATCGAGAACGATGTGAGCTTCGTCCTCGTCGATCCACCACGCCTGTCCGCTCGCCCACATGTGATAGGCTTCGCCCCATAGCTGCTCGCGATCGCGGGAGACGCCGGCCAAGTCGATTTGCGTGCAGGCGACCGGCCAGAAGCGGCGGGCGCCGGTGGTGTCCTTGAGGTAGCCGCTCCCGACCATGGGATTGATCGTCCCCACGAACACGCATCGGCGCGGGCGCTTGATGAAATTGCGGCCGAATGGCGGCCTGTACCAATCCTCTTGCCGCGACAGGAAGTCTTTGACCGTGTCGCTTTCCTTCTTGGTGAACTTGTCCATTTCTGGAACTTCGACGATCCACTTGCCCTGTATTGCGCCCTGGCTGTCCTTGTTCGAAATATCGCCGATCTGGTCGGAGAAATGCTCGGCCCCACAGAGAACACGAACGAGGCTGGATTTTTTGAGCCCCTGAGGCCCTTCAAAAACCGGCATGGTGTCGCACTTGCATCCGGGCTGCATGGCCCTGGCGACGGCGCTGATGAGAAATTTGCGCCCGACAGTGCGTGTGTATTCCTCGTTTTCGGCTCCAGCGTACCTAGTCAACCAAAAATCGACGCGCTCGACGCCATCCCATTCGAGGCTGGAAAGCCATCGCTTCATAGGGTCAAAACTGTTCGCCAGCGCCACGGCGCGGAGCATCTGGCCGGTGTTGACGATCGATGGAGACAGGCCGACGCCGTTGAGCCACGCGGCGAGGTTGGCTTCGTCATCGTCGCGGATCGGACGAGGGAAATCCTTGCGGCAATCGCCGGGTAGTGGCTTCGTAATGATGATTTCGGCGCTGAACTCGTTGTAGGTGAACGTCCCAGCTAGGTCCGGGTGAAACTCAATCATGTTTTTGAGGTTGAGAAGCGAAGAAGGCTTGAGCCCCCCGTTTTCGGCCTCGATCCACGTGTGGATGTGCATCCACGAAGTCGGGTCTTCCCACCGACGCGGCTTGCGCTTCTTGGCCTTCTTCGCGTCCGTGATCGGCGTCGGCTCAACCACCTGACGACGCCTCCTTGATCTCCGCGTACCGCTGGCACTCATCCCAGGATCGCGTCATAGGCACGCCCCAGTTGTGCATGGCGGCTTGCACCTCCGCGCCGGTGCGACAGAGAGCCCAGATATCGCGCCCCTTCACCGATCGGCACTGATCGCGGAATATCCTCTGATCCGGGCGGAGCGCGCTTGACGCTTTCAGTTCGATGTATCGCGTGACGTTGTTCGGAAAGAGGATTTGAATATCCGGCCAGCCCTTTTTGACACCGGCATCCTTCATCTTGATCGCCGTCTGCATTCCCACCCGCACGCCGGCCGCGCTCGACGTCCACAGGTAGCCGGGCGGCAGCGCCCAATCGAGATAGCGGCGCACCTGCTTCTGAAACTGATGCTCCAGGTCCTCGCGCGGCTTGCGAGCCTTCGGCGGCCCCTTACTGTACGCGTACACGGGCTTGCCGTCCGAACCGATGACGGGGCGCACGGGCTAGGCGACCTGACGCGAGGCTTCGCTTATCGCCTGTAGGCGCTGGTAAGTGAGCGCGCGCCACTGCTTGATCATGGGCGTCCAGTAGTCACGCCCCTCAGGTCCCTCACGCGGGATTCGGTTGTTCGACCTCCAGTAATAGACGGTCGATTGCGCCACGCCACAAACTGTAGCGATCTGCTCCACCGTCTTCTCGTCGATCAGCTCCCGGAAGGTTTTCATTCCAACCCCTTTACAAGATCTTGGAATTCATGGCACAGTCTGGCTTTGATGGCAAGCGTCGAGGAGAGGCGAGAATGTGGACCGTCTACGCACTGATCGACGATCGAGACGGGACCCCGTTTTACATTGGCGTTACGCTCAATCCCGCAAAACGAGAATCCGAGCACAGGAACTCTTTTTGGAGCGATATGACGCAGAGGATTGTGCGCATAGAGCGGGAGGGTGGAACGGCGAGCCTTAGAGCGCTTTCGCTATTCGGCAGTCACCGGGACGCCCTCTGCGAAGAACGCAGGCTGATCCGGGCTACGCCAAATATTGTCAACCGCGTAAAATACGAAATGCTTTCATCCAAGGAGCGTCAACGGCGAACCAAAAAACGAAGCATAAAAAAGCCAGAGATGTTAGCGATAAAATATAGTCGCGGGAAGGACGTAAGCGCCAACGATGTTGCCCGAAAACACGGGATACCCGATTACGTGGTGTACAGAATATGGCGCGATGAATACAAAAACGACAGCATACGCGCTAGATGTGTAGAATACTAAATCGATTGATCAACCCACCTACCAAGTGCAACGGAAGAAATCTTGATCACCCCTAGCGACACCCAGTCCGCAGCCATCGCTGAGATCATCGCGTGGGCGAAGGGCGGAAGCGCGACGGCTCAAGAGTTTTATCTCGCCGGGTTCGCTGGCGTGGGAAAGTCCACCGTCGCGAACGTCGCAATCCAAGAGCTTATCGACAAGCGCATATGCCGCCGGATCGTCACCTGTGCCTACACGGGGAAAGCCGCCTCCGTCTTGCGCAAAAAGGGCGTGAAGGACGCCATGACGGGTCACGCCGCCATCTATCGGATCAACGACCCCGATGACGATGACGACAAACCTAAACCCAAGCGCGTCTTGCGTGATCTAAAATTCAGCCGCGCAATCGACGGGCCGGCCTCTCGCGCCGACCTGATCGTGATCGACGAAGGCTCCATGATCCCTGACGACATGGCGGACGATTTCCGCTCCTTCGGAAAGAAAATCCTGATCATGGGAGATCCGGGCCAGCTCCCGCCGGTGCGCGGGTCTGGCGCCTTCACCAATCGGCGCCCAGATGTGTTTCTGACCGAAATTCACCGTCAGGCGGCCGACAGTCCGATACTGCGCATAGCCACCGCCGCGCGCCTCAGAGAGCGCATAGATTTGGGACATTTCGACAACGGCTGTTCCGTTCAGCGCCTCTCCAAAGACACGCAGCCCCTCATCTACCGTGACGACACAATGCCGATATGTGGCGTTCACCGCGTCCGCTGGGTTTACTCTCAGCGCATCCGCAAATCGCGAGGTTTCGAGGGTCCGGGGCCAGCGGCCGCCGAAGCGGTCATGTGCTGCAAAAACGCGCGCGACCTGGGCATTTTCAACGGTGGTATGGGCACGATAATTGACGAGCCATGGGACCTTGGCGACGGGCTGTTGCGCATGAACGTCGACATGGAGGATGGCCCAATTCTGTCTGAGATCGCCGTTGATCCATACTTGTTCGGCGAACACTTCAGCGGAAAGGCAATCCCGCCGAAAATGCGTCGAGACGTCCAATGGTTCGATTGGGCATACGTCACCACCGCGCACAAAGCCCAAGGCTCGGAATGGCCCGACGTGACCGTTATCGATGACAGCGGCGTGTTCCGAGAGGATTCCGCAAGATGGCTTTACACCGCCGTTACACGGGCTTCTGAGAGGCTAACCCTGCTTTTACGAGATTGATCAACCCATCAACCGCAACCCACCTTGCGACACGGAGACGAGATGATGAGCCAGTTCACAAAACCGAGCGACGGCAACACCAAGCGCCCAGGATCTCCGGTCAATTCCGCGAAGAACCTTCAGCGTAAACTCAATCGGCAGGTTCGCGCGAAATGACCACCCACCGCGCCTCAATCTTCGTCGAACTAGAGATCCGCGTCTCCGGCACACTCGTCCCATCCGAACCGCCGACGCACGACCCGCCGTATCCAGGGAGCGACGGCGGGTGGGAAGATGTGATGGTAGAGGAGATTGCGATCGGCGGCGGGTTTTCCTCGCCGCGCCGCGAATTGCTCCCGACGCAAAGCTACCCGCCCTCTCTCGCGCTTTTTCTCGACAACTTGACCGACGCGGTGCGGGACGAAATCCAGGACGCCCTCTCCGCCGAAGTCCCCGATGGACCGGACCCGGACGACGCGCGGGATCGCCAGATCGATGCGAGGGTGATGGATGGTGAAAAATAAATCAGCCCTCCCGCATTTTCCCGTTGACACCATCCGATAAAAGCGGATGATGGGTCATCAGCAACGGAGAGACGAGATGACCAACGCCGCCGAAACGATCACCACCGAATTCAACACCTTCCGCATTCGGCAGGCGCCGGGCGGCAACGGCATCGCGATGCTGGTGGAGTGGCTCGGCGAAGAGTGGGAAGGCGAACGCAAGTGGATCGGCCGCTGGTTTTCGACCCCGGAAAGCGCCCGGTCCTATCTGGCTGAACGCGTCGCGTCCGACGCCGGCGTTGACACAGCAATTTCCTAGGTCAGCAAACAACAGGAGACGATCATGCACCAGACCAAAATCCACCGCGCCCTGCGCTCCGCCGCGATCGGCCAGTTTCCTGCCTCGGCCGAGGCCATGCTGGAGCACGTGCCGGCCTGTGTCGTCGCGCGCCTGACAGGCTCGGAACTGGGCGAATTGCTCGACGCGCTGTGGACCTGCGCGAATCGCTCGAAGGCGCTCCATGCGGCCGAAGTGATCGCCGAGGGCGCCGTCTGGGACACCAGGCGCGAGGCATTCCGGGAGATCGCCGCATGACCCCCGACGCCTACCGCGCCGCCCTAAGCCGCCTGGGCCTATCCCAGGCGGCTTTCGGCCGTCTCCTCGGGCTGGCGAAAGATCAGCCGAACCGGTACGCCATGGGGCGCGCGCCGATCCCGGTTCCGGTGGCCGTGGTACTATCAGCGATGGATGAGGGGAGGCTGTCCGCCGACGATGTCAGGCGGATGGGGGCGTGAAAATAATTCCCCTCTATATCCATACCTCCGCAATTTATCGTGTACCGCCGCTTGCTTGGCGCCCCATAGAGCCTGCGACTCCGCATGATCGCGCTCAACCCGAGCCACGTCCCCGGCGTCGTCCAGCGGCCCCTGATAGCTCGCCCACAGCGCCCACAAATAGTCCGCCGTCCATTCCTCGCCCAGACCCGTCGCCAGCGCCCGCAGATGCGCCTCAGCGGCCAGAATGTGGCCATCGCGCATTCTGTCAGTGGCCAGATAAGCGGCCTCACGTCTCGCGCTTTCGTCGGCGAGAAGGGTGTCGATTTCACCCCCTAGGGCGGTTGCGTAATCGTAGAGGGGGCTGAGCCAGTCGGGCATGTCGGCGGGTGGATCGGTCATGTTTGGGCCAAACAAAACGCATCCAAAATAGCACGGCCGATCAATTCGGGTATTTGCGGCACTACGGCGTTTCCGTAGGCGGCAATTTCGCCCAAGCGGGGGGAAAGCCCATCATTCGCGCGTAGACGGCGAAAATTGCTCTCCGGCGCATTCCGAGAGCGACGAGCGCGGTAGACGGCCCAGACACGCTTGTAGGTTTCCGCCAGACCTTCATCATTGATGCGGCCGCAAAGCAAAACTCCATCGCGCATCCCTTGCGCGGGGTAGGCAATAATCCATACGCGGTCCCGTGCGTGCGGTGCGCCAACGGCGGAAGCTGGTATGCAATGCCACTCCGCATCATACCCGAGCGCGGCCAAGTCCCCGAGAACTCTTGAAAACCATGTCCCCCTTTCTCCAGCAAGCAAGTTTGCGACGTTCTCCACGAGAACGTATTTGGGTCGAATTTCGCCAATAAGGCGCGCAATCTCTCCCCATAGGCCGCTTCGTTCAGCTTCAATGCCGCCCTTCTTTCCCGCCGATGAAACGTCAACGCAGGGGAACCCTCCGCAGATGACATCCACGGAAATTCCGTCTGTAGAGAGGCGTTCGCCCGTGAGGGTTCGCACGTCGTCATAGCAAGGGACGCTGGGCCAGTGCTTGGCGAGGACCCGCCTACAGAACGGCTTGATTTCGCAGAATGCGACCGTCTCAAACCCGCCGGTTCTTTCGAGCCCAAGGCTAAAACCTCCAATGCCGGAAAAAAGATCGAGGACTTTAAATTTGCCTCCTCGACCGCATGCACTATGCGCCTGAAGATTTGGGCCTCCGCTAAAAAGATCCAAGACCTTGGGTGTCGTCACCACTCCACCCCCGGCGTAGACCGCCGCACCGTATCCGTCGAGCAGTCCAGCAACCGCGCTACGGTCGCCAGATGAAAGCCGTTCTGCCGCCACAGACGCGCCCGCATGATCTCCACATTGGTCAGGCTCGGGCGATCGTCAAAATATCTCGGGTGGGAATCGGCCATGCGGCGTTGCGCATCTCGCGCGCTCTCAGCGCTTGCCACGCAGGCGGCGGCGAAATCTCCGGCGTCAACCCCGCGCAGGTTTCTGGTCCATGCGTCCATCATATCGTCATCAACTCGCGCAAGTAAGCGACAACCGAATCCCACCATGGCATTGTCGGACCAGTACGCAGCCCGCGCCGTGCGCGCTCGGCCTGGATAGCCGTGAGGTCAAGGGCGCCGACGTTCACGAAAACAACTCCGCGTTGCCAAGTTTGGCGCGTCTGGTCGCCGACGCGTTCCGCGCGTGGTGCGCGGCGTCATAGGTAAGATGGCATCTTTGACACATTGCCCGCAGATTCGGCCGATCGCCCGGCTCGCCATTGTTTTCTGGCGCGTGGTCAAGATGCGCCGTGGTCAACACAACACGTGACCCGGTGATCGGGTGCGGCTCACCGTTCGCGGCACGGCAGTTTGGGTACTTGGGCGACCCCTCGCATCTGTTACCGGCACGCTCTCGCACCTCGCGCGAGATGGCCTTCCAGTCTTTCGGGTATCGCGCTTTTTCTGACGGTCGAATAGGCATATCACCGCCCCTTTCCCGCCCTGCGAACCTTGACGGTCCCCTTCCCGGTCAACGTCGGCATCGAGATTTTGCGCGTGATCCGCAGGCGCTCGTTGTGCCGCGCGATCTCGTCGTCGGTTTGCGGGCGGTCGGGGACGGGGTCGCCGAGAAGGCGGCTGGTGACGTTGGTCATGCGCCAACCGGTGATCGTTGCGACTCTTCCGCCGCATCGTGCATCACCCGCCAAGCCTTGATACAGATCACCCCGATATCCCCGCGCTCATGATCACCCTGGATCGCGGCACGGAGGAATGCGTCGAGAGCATCCCGCATCGGCTCGTTCGGCTCGCGGGGGATCATGAGCGCGGCCCTTCAATCATCAATCGGTCCGGCATCGCCCCGATCTTATAGGCCCTCGCCATTTGCGGACCTACCCATTCCCCGACGGTTTCGCCATTCGGCATTACCATGTCGGCCAAGAAAGCGTTTTCAACCGCCTCGACACCGGCGCTGACACCGACGAGCTTGGCCTTGATCACCATAGCCAACGCGCGCCACTTTTCGGCGGCTCGCGTCGGAATATCGGGCACGTCAATCGATATTCGGTAATGCGTGCCGTTCAGGCGAAAGGCAATCGCCGCGCGCGGCGGATCGCTTGCATAACCAAACGCATCAGCCCCATATTTTGCCAGATCACGCTCAATTTCGGCACGAGAAGATGCGGGCGTGACCTTGGTGTTTTTGGCGTAGGTCATGCCAACCGCCGCAATTCATCCGCGCGCTGCGCAATGAGCGCGTCGAGCGCAAGATTGATTTTGACCCATTGGTCCATGCTCGGGCTGACATGCCCTCGACGATATCGGGACAGGTTGGCTTTTTGGATTCCCGTGGCGCGGGATATGTCAGCGTAGCTGATGCGGGCCGCACGTCGACGCTCATCGAACCGAGCCAACTGATCAATGAATGGTTCCATACGGCGCACAATCTCATAGTCGTTTTCTTGCGTCAAGCGTTGTCTTTTGTGCAATTCGCTGTTGACACGCTCGCGGGTCGGCGTATGGTCTCGTCATCAACACGGAGACACCGACATGCAAACCGACTTCTATTGCAGCGACATGGACGCCATTCTCGACGGCGCCCCGATTACGCCGACCGCTGAATTTGCCGCGGGCGTGTATTTGGCCACCGCCCGTCACCAAGAAAGCAAGTTCTCATTCTCCAAACAGTACATGTTTCAGGGAGAAAGCCACATCGCGGCCATGCGCACCATCGCGCTGGAATCTAACCCCTAGCAGCAAAGGAGGCCACCCATCGGGCGCCAAACGCCCCCAAGCCCGGAGATGTCCCCCGCATCGGCCGGGCTGAAGGCGTGAAGGACAACGGAGAAACCCAAGTGATCGCCAAGAAATACGAACTCGTCGAAACCGACACCGTGAAATCATGGGACGGTCGGACGCTCTATCGCATTCGCGCACTGGTCGCCATCGCCGCAATCGGCGTGTCGATTGGCGATCTCGGCGGCTACGTTGAGAACGAAGATTCCCTTTCGCAGGTCTCCGGCAACGCGTGGGTCTCCGGCGACGCGTGGGTCTCCGGCAACGCGCGGGTCTACGGCGACGCGTGGGTCTCCGGCAACGCGTGGGTCTCCGGCGACGCGTGGGTCTACGGCAACGCGCGGGTCTACGGCGACGCGTGGGTCTCCGGCAACGCGTGGGTCTCCGGCGACGCGTGGGTCTCCGGCTACGCGCGGGTCTACGGCGACGCGTGGGTCTCCGGCAACGCGTGGGTCTCCGGCGACGCGTGGGTCTACGGCAACGCGCGGGTCTACGGCGACGCGTGGGTCTCCGGCAACGCGTGGGTCTCCGGCGACGCGTGGGTCTACGGCAACGCGCGGGTCTACGGCGACGCGCAGGTCTCCGGCAACGCGTGGGTCTCCGGCGACGCGTGGGTCTCCGGCAACGCGCGGGTCTACGGCGACGCGTGGGTCTCCGGCGACGCGTGGGTCTCCGGCAACGCGCAGGTCTCCGGCGACGCGTGGGTCTCCGGCAACGCGCGGGTCTCCGGCAACGCGTGGGTCTCCGGCAACGCGCGGGTCTACGGCGACGCGCAGGTCTCCGGCAACGCGCAGGTCTCCGGCAACGCGTGGGTCTCCGGCAACGCGCAGGTCTCCGGCAACGCGTGGGTCTCCGGCAACGCGCGGGTCTACGGCGACGCGCGGGTCTACGGCGACGCGCGGGTCTCCGGCTTCTTCCCTTACGCGCACCGCTCCGATGGCCACACGTTCGTGCTCGTGCCGACCAAAGAAGACGGTTCCGAATCGGTCGTGATCGCCGGTTGCCAATACCGCACGCTGGTCAGCTATCGGGCGCATACGGATGATTATCACAATGAGGCCAAGAAGGCCGAAACCCTGCTGATTCTCGATTTTCTCGAAGCTCAAGCATCAAGAAAGATCTGGTAGATGACCCTCGACGACGCCAAATCCACCCTACACGACGCATTGGCCGCGCTGGCAATGCTCGACGCGCTTGCGGTCTACATGGCCCCGGAAGCGGTGGCCGTGGTGCGGGCGAACTTGGAGGCGTTACGATGAGCGATTTTCAATGCCGCCTGTCCGCCGACTTACTTCGCCGCGTAGCGATGATCACGTCTGACGAGAGCGCCCGCTATTACCTGAACGGCGTCCACGTCGAGGCGCACCCTGACGGCGGCGCGATCCTCGTCGCCACGGACGGCCGCAAGATGGTTTGCCTTCACGACGCCGACGCCATGGTGGTCAACGGCCCCGCGATCATCTCGCTTTCGGCCCCAATGCGTCGCCCGAAGTCCAAGCGCAAAGCCGAAGCGGATTGCGATGACTGGTACGTCTGCAAAAACGGCAGAGCGGCCATCGTGCGCCTGAACCGCAAGCGTCCCGGTGAATGGCCGTGGGACCCCGTTACATTTCCAGGTCGGGAAGTAATCGCCTACCAGTGGGACGGCACGCTGATTGACGGCACATACCCCGATTGGCGGAACGTGCTGCGCGGCCTCAGCCCAAATGAGGCGCTTCCGATCGCATGTTTCAATCCCGCCCTTTTAGGTCCCCTCGCCGCCTCCCTGATCGGCTCCGATAAGATCGCGGCCAAGGGTGTTCGCTTGGTAGCGACCGGCGGCGATAATCATCCGGTCCTCGTGTTTCACCGCACGGCCCCCGGCTTCGGCGTCATCATGCCGATCCGAGACGAGCCGGTAAAATGCGTGCTGCCGGCGTGGTTGAAGACGGCCCCCGACATCGACGCGGAGTTGGCGCAACGGGATTTGGAGGGTGGGATATGACCCCAGGCTTTCACCCCGAAATTGAGGCGCGCGAGTATTTCTCCGAGTGCTGCCCCGAGCCCGCGCTAACGTCATCCACGATCAAGACACTTCTTTACCGCACGGCGGCGGAAGCGGCCTATGAGCATCCCGGCATCACGCCAGATAGCCCAGCCGCCACCAGCAGCGCGGTCAAGCGGTTCGGCGACGTGGCGCATCAGCTCGCGCTTGGCAAGGGGCGCGGATTCGCCGTCGGCGAGTACGACGCATGGGCATCCAAGGAGGCCAAGGCATTCAAGGCCGAGGCGGAAGCGGCCGGTCTGACACCAATCAAGCGCAAGGATTTCGACGCCGCGAAAGTGTCGGCCGCGATCATGAAGGGGCAGATAGAGCGAACGCTCACAATCTTGGGCGGCGGCAGGTTGCCAATCTACCAGACCGAAATCGTCTTCACGTGGCAAGAGCATACTTCTCGCGGCTTGATCTGGTGTCGCGGAATGGCGGACGTCTGGTGCGAAGAGTTGGGCGTCATCCTCGATCCGAAATTCACCAAGGTTCTTTCCGACGGCGCGTGGGAAAATCACGCCGTCAAAATGGGATGGGACATCCAGGACGTCTGGTATCGGCGCGGCATCGAGGCGATTTTGCCTGAGCGTGCGGGCCGCATTCGCTTTATCAACCCCCTGGTCTATCCGGCCGCGCCATTCGTCGGCCGTATCCGCGAGGCCGACGAAGCCACCACACACAGTCTACGCCCGATGATTAACGACACCATCGAGCATTTTGCCGCCTGCCTCTACGGCAATTTCTGGCCCGGTTATTCGGACCTGATCGAACCGTGGAGCGCGCGAAACTACACCTTGGCCGAACGCATGGCGAAAGCCGCAGACGAGGATTTAGAATAGATGCCCCGCGACTTTCAAACCCTGGACGCCGCCGAAGCGTTCGCCGCCAATGGCGCACCCCTCATGCTCGGGATGGTCGGTCCATCGGGGAGCGGCAAGACCTACAGCGCCCTCCGGGTCGCCACCGGCATTCAAAAGGTGAGCGGCGGCGACATCTTCGTGGTGGATACCGAGCAGCGCCGGTCTCTACATTACGCCAGCCAATTTCGGTTCAAGCATGTCGATTTCCAGCCACCCTACGGTTCGCTTGATTACCTTGAAGCCCTTCGATATTGCAAAAAACAGGGTGCTGGCGTGTTGATCGTCGATAGTTGTTCCCACGAACACACCGGCCCCGGTGGCTTGCTTGAGCAGCACGAAGCCGAGGTCGACCGCATGGCCGGAAACGACTATGCCAAGCGCGACCGCGTGAGCATCGGCGCTTGGGCAAAACCGAAAGCCGGACAGCGCAAGCTCATCACGGCGATCACGACCGAACTCGCCATGCCGGTGATTTTCTGTTTCCGCGCCAAGACCGGAACAAAACCGGCCCCGAAGGGCGCGAGCGACCGCAGCCCAATTGAGATGGGCTATTCGACCATCGGCGATGACGCATGGCTGTTCGAAATGGCCGTCAATTTTCTGTTTCTCCCGTCAAGCGACGGCGTGCCGACCTGGCAATCTAATTTTCCCGGCGAGCGCATGGCGATCAAATGCCCGGCGCAACATCGGTGGCTCTATGACATCAAGGGGCCGGTGAATGAAGATGTCGGCCGTCGGCTGGCCGAATGGGCGCGCGGATCAGGCGTCGTCACGAAAGCAGCCCAGGGAGAGCCCGAAAAGCCGCGCTTTGAGGCGGTTGATAGTGGCCCTCCCCACGACATCCCCGCCCTCCCCACCGACCCCGTCGCCTGGGCTGAAGCCGTCGACAAAGCCATCATGGCAGCAACCGATCCGGCATGGCTCAAGACTTGGTTCGTCGAGCGCATGTCCGACCCGCAATGGGGCGAACTGAAGGGGCTTGATGAGGCCAAGGCTAAGGGGCTGCACGCGCAAGAGGCCGCCATGCGGAAGGCGCTTACGGCCAAGCTGGCAGAGCCGAAATAATCAACCGGGCATCCCGCCCCTTTTGACCCAGGAGAACACACATGGATAATTTTGAGAGCGCGCTTGATAGACTTATTTCGGAATGGAAGCGAAAGGGTTGCTCCCTTGAGGACATGATTTCAGACCTGGAGTGCGCGGCCGAGGGGCTACAAAGCGAAATTGACGAGCAAGAGGAGGGCTGAGACATGACCACCGATGCTGAAGTTGATGCCCCAGAATGGGCCATAGTTGAGATCATGGGCCATCGACAGCGCTCGGGTTTGTGCCAAGAGGTTGAGCGTTTCGGCGCGAAGTTTCTGCGCATCGACATTCCGACCGATGACGGCGACGTGACCGAGTATTACGGCGGCGCATCAATTTACGCGTACCGGCCTGCGAGCGAGGAGGTTGCGCGCGATGTAGCTTCGACGCTCTACGGTGTGCGCCCCGTCAAGCCAACGACCTACCAAATCGAACCGCCAAGATCGGAACCGCTTTTCGATCCGCTTGATGATGACGAACGCTTCTTTTGACCCAGGAGAAGAGATGACCAATCCCACCACCGACGAACCCACCACCGACCCAAAAGCCGCTCTGTCCGAAATCGCGGACAAGATGCGAGCGTCGGGCGCTATCCCGGCCATTGAGCCGACATCCGAGCCCACCGACCCGATGCGCGCCGGCCTGGACCATCTGCGCAAAGAAGATCCGGACCTGATGAAGGCATGGTCCGCCAAACCACCGAAAGAGATCGGCGGCGAACTGATCCTCGTCTACCTCGACAGCGGCGAAAAGCGCATCATCCACCAACGCGCGAGCGGCAAGTTCACAGTCTTCGCTCCCGCCTCCTAATCCACGCGCCCTGGGCATGGCGTTAAACTGTCTGGAGACTTTCGATATGATCCAAGACACCCAAGATACGAAACTTGATTGGTGGTGGGGACGTGACGAGGAGCGTTACCACGGTCCGTGCGCCAGCCGCGTAGAGGCGGTCATGGAGGCATGGTCGGATGATCCGTGGGCGGATGCCTACATCGTCCAGGCCGCGCACGGCGAGTTGAACTGCGACCTGTTCGATGGCGCGCGCCTTGCCGATGAGTTTGACGAGGCCAACTATGAGGCGGCCGATGGAGATGGTGATCCCCTTTCGCAAAGCGTCAAGGGCGACGGGTGGGACAAGCTGGCCGCCTTGATGAACCGCATGGTCAAAGCGTTCGCTCGTGATGAGAAAATCACGCCGTGGAACTTCGAAGTCATGGGGACAGTCGAACACGTTCCGATCGCGTCAATGGCGATCCTCGCGGCTGGCGGAAAGCCGGCGGAATTGGAGAGCGTGGCCTGGGACCTGATCTCGAAGCTGGAGAATGTATCCTACACCTTTGATCATTACGGGCGCCTGCACCGGGCCAAAGCCACTCCTGAAGACGACGAAAAGGCCGCTGAAAATGAGGCCAAGGCGAGTCGCCTGCGAGGCGACGCGGAGTATGCGCGCAAGCGCCTGGAAGAGATCACGAACGAACCGGCCGCCGCATGACCCAGGACACCCACGGCGCAAGCGACAGAGCAGTCATGACCGCTGAAATTCATAAGCTCGGCAGACCGACCGAAAAACTAAAAGTGTTTGGTGTTGCGCGCGATGGGGAAAACCCAAAAGCCGTTAGCGTCATGTTCAATCGCCGTTTAACGGACGGAGAATTGAGATTTTTCCATGAGGTGTGCGGCCGGAGCGCCCCGCTGATGGATGGCGAGTCATGACCCTCACCCCAACCGACGCAGAGATCGAGGCGGTGGCGCGGGCGATGGCTCGACACGCCAACCGCTTTCAGCTTTGGACGCCCGAACAACACCAGAATCGCGAGGATCGGGATTGGAGGGACATCGACAACCTAGAAGACGTGAAAGCGTTTTTTGCCTCCCTTCCTCCCACCATCCAGCGCGTGCCGGAGGGGTGGTGTGTTGTGCCGATCACCAAACTTGAGGAGATCGCCCAATGGTTTTGCGACTACGCTATAGCGCATCATGCCAAAGGCACGGAGGACGGCAACGATAAGGCCCGTCGGAATCTTGATCGAGCAGAGTTCGTGCGCGCCATGATCGCCGCCTCCCTATCCCCTGACCCTGTGAAGGGAGAGGAGGAGTGAGCGAACCTACTGTAGCGCTGTCTATACGCCAACCATGGGCGTGGCTCATCGTCAACGGCTGGAAAGACATCGAAAACCGTTCGTGGCCGACGCGCTTCCGCGGCTCGGTCCTCATTCATGCCGGCAAGACGCCAATGGACGAAGATAAATGGGACGACATGCGAGACGGGACGAACCCGATAGATGGCCTGCCGATCTCGCCCGACTACGTTCCACCCGGAGACTGGAACGACATGGGGTGGGGCGGCATCGTGGGGACCGCCGAAATTGTCGACTGCGTCGCAAGATCCGCGTCTAGATGGTTCGTCGGCGAATATGGGTTTGTAATCGCCAACGCCAAACCGCTTCCGTTCCGCCCATGTCTTGGCCGGCTAGGTTTTTTCAGACCGGATTACACGATCAAGGCAAAGACGCCGGTCGCGCGCAAGAAGCCAAATCCACCGCCGCCCATCCAGCCGCCCGCTTGGCGCTGACGATCAGGTTGACGTTGCGGCCGACCGCGCGATCTTCGGCCGCATGCAGATCCAGCAGCGCGCACAATTCCGCAAACGCATAGCGGCTATCCGGCGTCGTCGGCTTGCGGTGTTTGCGCCAGGTTAGCGCGAGCGGCATGAGAGCCTTGCCACGCGCCGCCATGAGGTTGTGAAATTCCCGCGCATGGGCGGTTGAGCAAAACCGCTGGCGCCCGTGCGTCGGTTCGAACGCAGCGCCGCATTCCGGGCAGATCATGCAGACCGCTCGATTTTTACGATCCGCATGTCGTCGGTATGATCGCACCAGATGCCCATGTTTTTGATCCGGCTATAAGCGCCCGATCCGAACATGCTGCGCTCATCGTCGTTCATGCCACGATGATCAGCCTCACCATGCGATCCGCGAAATACATCGCCGACCTTGAGGTTTTCGGCGTATTCGACGCCAGCCTGATAGGCGGCCATCCAAGCGGTGGCTTCGGCGGCCTGCGGGTGGGTTTGAATGATTCGGGTTTGCATCTGTCTTTCTCCTAAGCGATGACCAAACCTACCCAACATGTCACACGTTGTCAATAGGATTATCGCTCAGGCCGACACCCCCAAAATCGCAACGCGGGTTGCTCCCTAAAGCCCCACGCCCCGCAGCATGGCCTAGGTGAGCGGATCGGTTCCAGCCGGCCGTAGCGCGTTCGCCGACGACAACATTTGCGTGTGGATCGCGTCGAGCGTCGCCTGATCGTTGGTTTCGTTCGCGGTGATCGCTTGGCCCACCAAGCTGCTCAATTGACCGAACAGCGACATCGCCAGTTGGATAATTTGGATCAGAGGCACGCGCCGACTCCCTTGGTCTGAATGCACTGCACGAGGGCAACGAGGGCGGTGATGTCACCGACGCCGCCGGATTTGTAGACGGCGTGTTCAGCCGCATAGTAGCTCCACGCCTTTAGTTCGAGCGCCTGCCCGGCGGCGGCTTGCGACGGGTTTGCGGCTATGTAAGTGTTCACGCCGCTGGCGACCGCGATGTATGCGGCCGACGCGTCGGTGTCGACCTTCTCGGCGGTTTGCGAGATGTTGAGGCTGGCGCACGCTCCTAGGGCGAGCGCGGCGCATAGTGCGAGGATGGGTTTCATTTCGCGGTTCCTGCTGCTGAAGACGGAGGGGCGCCCTTGACCATAGCCACCGAAGGCGGCGCGGCATTGGCCATGGCGATTTTCTCGTGCGCGTTTCGGTACGCGGTCCACTGACTGAACCCAAAGCCGATGACCATCGCAACCGGCCCGGCATAGGTCAAAAGCGTGCTGAAATCGCCGGCCAGGTTCGATGCGCCCAACGCGGTTGCGGCGGCTCCAAGACCGGTTAGGGCCGACCGGAGCGCGCTCTCGATCTGAGCCGGCGTCGGCGTGGAATTGACCATGATCGGCGTGGTTGTGGTGTTTGTCATGCGCTTCGTTCTCCAGTTCGCATCATATCCGCCAGCCGCATAGCACGTTGGCCGACCTGTTTCGCCCATTTCGAATTGAGCATTGCGGATGCAGCGTCAGCGTACTGCCCGCGCTTGAGTTGCGCGAGCATGAACGAAAACCCCAGCAAACCGCCGATGCCCAGATTGAAGCACATCTCGACCATGACGTCTTGGCGCACATCGTCGAGATCGCGCCACCACGGCAAGGACGCGTCGAGGCAGCTTTCGGCCTTGGCAATGTCGTCGGTGAGCGCTTCCTCAATCTGATCGTCGCTCCACGTCGTATTGAACGGCGTGCCTTTGGGCAGAAGATGGCCTACGCCGATCGTTAGGTTGCCCAGACTATCGGTGTAGGCATGGGCTTCATAACCTTCGTCCCGGCACAAATCCGAGACCAGTTGTGGCGTCGTCATACCCTCACCCTACCAAATTGCGCGCGCACGTGAAAGCGCCTCATCTCGCCCGCCTCCCCAACGCCACCGCCAGCCAATCGTCCAGCTCGCGCATCGCCGTATCACGTCTGTTGCGCGCCTCGTCCATAGCCTCCGTCGCCCTCTGATGCGCGTTGTGAGCCGCCGTGAACGTCTCTTTGGCCTCGCGTTCGGCGGCGATGAGGGCTTCGGGGATTTCGATCATAGGGGCTTGGGTCCAATAATGGCGCAAATCGCAGCGGCAAGAGCGCATGTCCACGCGCCAAAAAAACAGGCCGCGATGAACGCCGAAATCGGGTCATGCGTGACGTGCAGGAAGGCCCCAGCCGTCCCCACGGCGCCCAATGTCGAGGCGCAAACATACAACAGCCATGGTCGATTCATTTCGGCCTCCAATGCGTGACCTCGCGCACCTCATCAACGCACCAACCTGCGTCGGGATGATACGCGCAATCGCATTCGAACGGCTCTAGATCTCTGACGCACTCGTGCCAGCGGTACGGGTCGACGATCTGGGCGAGGACGCGTACCTCGGTTCCGTCTGTCGGGGCGGTGGAGATGGGGAGCCAAGCGGTGGTCATTCCGCCACCTCTTTCGCCGCAGCCTTCGCGCGCTTGGCCGCCATCAGCGCGCGATTTGCGGCTCGGCGCTTTTCAGTCAGGGCAGCGTCGCGCTCGACGAGCGACAGCCTGCGACGCAATTCATCGATGATCGCCTGCCGCGTCTCGCATTTCTGGCAATTCGTCTTACTCATGTGAGGCAACATGCCACAAACGGTGCGCCGATAAAAGCAAAAAATTTGCCCACAAACCGCTTGACTGTGTGCCCACACCGTGGGACAAGGGATCACACCAAACGGAGATACGGAAATGACCACGGCGCACAAAATTCTCGGATGGGTCGAAGAAGTCACCACTTGCGATTGCTGCGGCAAGGCGCGGTTGTCGGGAACGTTCGCGGTCGACCTGAACGGCGACATTCTTCACTATGGATCAACATGCGTCACTCGCAACACGGGCATCAAGAACCCTAAAACTGCGGCTGATCGTTACCTTCAAGAGCGCACGGAGGCCGCAACGAGGGCGGCTCGGCAAACGCCGGAATATGCGGCTTACCGTGCGCGGTTTGCCCTGCGCGACCGCAGCAACATCGAAATTGGCAAAGCGTCGGCGGATTTTGTTCGGGACGTTAGCGCCGCCCTTGACGCCAAATGCGCCGAAATCGCAGCGTCGTTTGGCCTCAAGAAAGTGTGGGCTTGATGCCCGCGCGAAAGCTTAAGCCCATTGAGGCCAATGACGGAAGTTACGGCGGCATGGTTTTGGCTGCCTTTGATAAAATGGAGAATGAAGCCATGACACCCCTCACAATCGCCATCGACGAATACGTCGCCAGCCAACCCAGCATCGAAGGCGCGCACCGAGAAGTCGTGACCATCGTCGCCATCGCCGACGACATCGCCGCGACCGTGAAGCGCATCGGCGAGCTTCACGCAAAGCTCGAACATGCGGTCGGAACGCCGTTCTGCGCATGGTCTACGGCTTCCATGTTCATCGATGCCGTAGACCTGTCCCCCGATGCCGCGCGCGTCCTGCTTGCGGCGGTCGAGCGGCACATTCCCGCGCCGCATCGGATGGCGGCTTAATCGGATTCGGGGTGAGATAGGCGTGCGCCGCGCTCACTTAAATGATGACGCGTAAAAGTCGCGCCCGACCAACCCCTTTATGGGCCGATGT